CAACGGCACAGACGTGTTTGACAGAGTCATGCCCCGCGTCTACTTCAACTGGGTGACAATGTACAACCACTCCGAGTATGCACCTTTGAACAGTGCCCTTACGGCTGATACATCGCTCTACATGTACCCCTTCTCGCTCTACCCCAACCGCCACCAACCCACAGGGTCGGTCAACTTCAGTAGACTCGATAACGGCAAGCTCACGTGGACAGCGTCCGGTGGTACCGCTGGTACGACACTCGGCCCGTCCTATCTGTACGCCGTGTGCTACAACATCCTCAGAATCAGAGATGGCCTCGGCGGTCTCGCGTTCTCCAACTAAATTAATACAAAAAAAATATATAAAAACGATTGAAATTTTTCGTTTCTATGTATTCCTAACTAGAAAAAATACTGGGTCATAGCCCGTCTTTCGCCCTCCATTATTATATTTCCACGATGAATATTCGTAGTATCCACAAGAACCACCGTCCCACGGGGCCCCGTCACGTCATGCACAACACATTCATCACAATTTTCCAATATATTGTCAACCGTGCTATCATGAAAACGAGTATTGTACGATGGTGTTCTCGGTTTGGGCATGCCTATATGGCGCGCAGATGAATTTGTTATAAATTGAAAATTACCATTCCGGTCATTGACATCGGAAAGATATACCATGGCCTTTAACTGACAATGGTGATTGTCACGGTGCCAACCTGCACCACTGTTCTTCACCTTGCCGTCTTCATATACTATCTTATTTATAAGTGTTTTCTTGTTTGCTGGTGCGTGAGTCCATTGACCCACAACCTCAGTGAACAACCTATTACTTGCAAAATTATTATCAATATATTTAGAATATTTCTCACAATGGAAAATCCTTTCATCGTTAGAACAACTTTCCTTGTCAAGTACCTCTACACATTCTGGGTGGTCCACGAACACGCGATCATATTCTTCATTAAATTTATCAATAATTTCAGAAGAAAAGTAATTATCAAGAACACATATACCATAAATTTTCAATAAATTTGTTATAGAATCTGCAGTAGGCTTGAGAAGTTTACAATCCAATTGTGGAATAGTATTATCTGTCAGAAGACAGTAAGATGCATCAATCGTACCTGTTTCATGCATCCATCGCAGAACCTGTTTCTCAGATTCAACACTGTGGCATGCCGTCAATATTACAGATTTATCTGGATTATTGTAAAAACTAATATCATCGTCATCCAGACCGAACCCAATCACAAAATTCTTACGATTTAAATTTTCCAATAAACATTGGTACCCACATCTGGGTTGACCATGAAACTGGACAGGACATCTAATATATGAAAGAAGTCTATTAGCCTCTAGGTTACCACTGAATGGCTGCTTCTTGATATTCTTGAATTTTCCATTACGGATAATTTCTAACATATTTTCAATATATTTACGCTGGGTACCTTTGTGTTTGTAAATATCCAACAATTGTTCAACTGTTATGTTGGGATTTGTATAGTAGTCATACACATGTGAATTCAAATAATACACATCTTTCATACACATAGTTTCATCGAGATTATGTGTATTCAAGTTAATCCTGAAAACTGTATCGTGTGCATACAGCAATCGCTCAATACCTGGTAAATTTAATGGTTTTCCACCGTAGATTATGTCACACATCCTGTAATATGGGAAATAATTAATTAAGAAGAAAATGCGCATATATGGTATAATGGATACCGTAATGGACGTTCTGCGTAGCACCAAGGCCAAGGGGCTCAAGGCCAACACCATCGCGAGGCATACTGGCCTCAAGGTGCGCGAGGTAAACCGTATCTGCCACCAGTCTAAGGAGATTCACAGAGGAGTTCCGGCAGAGTGTGGCTCTGGATCTCACCCTGACCATTCAAAGACATGGACGCTCTAGCAACATTTTCCCAAGCAGCCACAGTGCGGGCTGTAAACATTAGACATACCATCTTCTCCTGCATTGTCAGTCGATGACCCTGTTTAAAGCGGTCAATGACCTCCTGAGCCATTACGAGAAACATACCCATTATATTAATATCGCGTTCTAGAGACATCACTGTTTATTGGTGATTATTTTTTTTCCGCCATCTTAGCCGCCTTTAAGGCTTGTGCCCTGGTCGGTTTGGTAGCGGCACCCTCTACATACTTCCTAACCGCGCTCTTTATGTTGTTAGGCAACAAACGCGGTGCCATCTTACCCCTTGTCACGGGATTTACACTCATCTTCATAATCTCACCGCGGGTATACAAATAACGACTCCCAGAGTTCTGGTCAAGGTATAGGTTATCCAGATTTTTCAAATTAACGGTGTTCAGAGATATGGGACTTGTAATAACATTCTTATTGATGGTCTTTAAATTTCCGCTGGTATTATACCAACCGGATGGCCTATTGGCCTTTGTATTAAAATCTGCAGTAGTTCTGGGGTTGCTGCTAGAGTTGTTGTTGTTGGTGTTGGGGCGCGTGTCCGTATTTATATCCCGCGGTCCGTTCCCATTTATGCGGATCATGCCATTGTAATTGGGTAAATCATCGTGTAACCATTGCTTGTATTCAGACGGTGTCCACCCTCTGTTATTACGACGTATGCGCCAGTTGGAGTTTAGGTCGGTTTGTCGGTTGTAATATACGTCAGCAACAAGTTCCTTAAACTTTTCACCGCCGTCTACTGCACTGTTTCCGTATATATCAAACCAAGAATTCGGGGCGCGGGCGTTGCGGGCGCCATCGTTAATACCGTTCGCGACATTCCGCATAGCATTCATATCCACTCTCTTCCTAGCGGCAGTGTTCGCACCCCTTCCCTTATATTGTGTTGGTTTTGCCCTGTTATTCCCCGTGTAATCCTCAAAATATCTGCTAAAATCTAATGGCATATGTACATATACATAATATTTTATTTACTTAAAGCCGACCAACATAGTATATATATGACCGGTTAGCTCAGTTGGACAGAGCGCACGACTTCTAATCGTGCGGCCGCGGGTTCGAGCCCCGCACCGGTCGTCCATGGATCATTAGCTCAGTTGGTTAGAGCGTTGTGCTTATACAAACCGTATACATACGGAACTTCATTGTTTCTTAAGGCACGCAAAGGTCGGCGGTTCGAGCCCGCCATGGTCTATTTGGTCACGTGTGACCATCCATTTGGTCACGTGTGACCAAGTGCGTTAAATCGCACATAAAAAAACATCAGTAGATGTTAAGCCCGTGTAGCACAGTGGTAGTGCGTCAGTTTTGTAAGCTGAAGGTCCCAGGTTCAATCCCTGGTACGGGCACCCTCCCGATAGCTCAGTTGGTAGAGCGGTTGACTGTAGTAGTTTGTCATATATCAATAGGTCCTAGGTTCGAATCCTGGTCGGGAGACGCGGGGAAGCAATGTGGGCACGGGTTATATCCGTGGCTTCTCCCCAAAAGACACCATAGCTCAGTGGTAGAGCGAACGGCTGTTAACCGTTAGGTCGGAGGTTCAATCCCTTCTGGTGTCGTACACATTAGTGTTCAAATAAGGTTCTATAAATCTTACTTAAACATTATATTACATTATAGTATATATGGGAGGCAACGACGATTGTGATATTCCGGCTGATATCCAGAAACTAATGGAGGAGAAGACGAAGAGGAAGTTGACAGAGTCTGAGTCAAAGAAGATCAAGCAGTGGAACAAGGCCAAGGCCAACCCTGGCAAGTCTGCCGCGAAGTTGGAGAAGCAGGACGCCAAGCGCGCGCGCCGCAAGGAGTCGGGGTCGGTCAAGGTGATTAACCGTTAGAAAATAATAAACTGCGATAATGATATGAATATTTACATTTTAACCTTTATCGTAACTGCTCTATTTGATGTAATGTTGAGGTATATTTCACTCAACAAACTTCTGGATTATGATTTTATCAGGTATCTGGAACCCTACTTTAAGCAACATACATTGCTTGCAGCCGCTTTGCTCGCTGGTTTTGTGGGAGCCACAGCACAGTACTTTATCCACTACGTAATGAAACCACAGGCGACGTTGGCATTCATGGGTGTGACATTTGTCATATCGGCTTTATATGGATTCCTGATGAAGGCCACCGGGCTTTTTCCGCATCTTGATGCCACGTATTACAAGGGTCTGGGGCCTACAAGGGGCGCAATACACGACGGTGTGTCAGGGCTGATTGTACAATTTGTTGTACTACTTTATAATGGACGATATTAGAAAAGATATCAAAGAAATTAATGAAAAATTAGATAAAATGTCTAAGCATATAGATTTTATTCATCGCACCTATAGCATGGTTAGAGCCCCATTGGCATACGTGTGTGATAAGTTGTCCGGTAATAAGACACCAAATGAACTCCCGCAGGTCGAAGATTCAAATAATAAAATAGAGTAATCGTATGGCTGTACCATCAGACAGTAAACTATACAGCGAGGTAAAGGGTAAAGTATACAAGAAATATCCCAAACATTCAGCATACAGGAGTGGTATCCTTGTGCAGACATACAAAACCGCGTTCTATGGGAAATACGGCATGCGTAAATCTCCCTATACAGGCAAGAAACCTTCTTTAACCGGATTATCCAGATGGTTCAAGGAAAAGTGGGTCGGTGACGATGGGAAAATCGGATACTCCACAAAGGACTCGGTCTACCGTCCATCCCGTAGAATCACTTCGAAAACACCCACGACTTTTAGCGAATTGAGCAAGGACCAGGTCAAGGCGGCCAAGAAGGAGAAGGCAGCCACCGGCCGCGTCAAAAAATTCGCTGTCCACCGTCTGGAGAAGAACCCCGACAAACTCAAGAAGTTCAAGGTCACGTTACCGGATGGCAGAAGTGTCAAGTTCGGTGCCAGGGGGTACTCGGACTACACGATCCACGGTGACGAGGAGCGCATGAAGCGATACCTGACCCGCCACCGTTCGCGTGAGGACTGGACGAAGGGGGGCATAGACACGGCCGGTTTCTGGTCGAGGTGGTTATTGTGGAGCAAGCCATCTTTACCGCAGGCAAAGAAATATATGGAGAAAAAATTTGGTATAAAAATATCTAACGTGTAAAATTACAATTGTTCATTAAATAGCAATGGAGGCATACGGATGGATCCACGAAGACCCTGCCTATGCCATCAAGGAAACTTTGAATTTGAAATATACTGATAAATTGTATAACATTCTTAATATTGGTTCTGTTCATCAGGAGACCCTGAATGATTTTTTCAATATTACGAATGTTGGGCAGTTGGAGGACCATGTCAGGGAATATGGGTTCCCGGATTTTCTGCATCCTGCAACAAAGTTTGTTATGTCTGTGCGTATTGGCTTAAAGATTATGAACTAATATATTATGTGGGAGGGTGCACCCACTGGCACCGAAGAAACCGATGTAGCCGGCGTAGCTCAGTTGGTTTAGAGCGTCTGGCTTTTAACCAGAATGTCGCGGGTTCGAATCCCGCCGTCGGTATCCCGCTATCATGCCCGAGTTGGTCTAAGGGGGCAGTCTTAAGAACTGCTGTAGAAATACGCGTGGGTTCGAACCCCACTGATAGCATCAGACACCATAGCTCAGTGGTAGAGCGAACGGCTGTTAACCGTTAGGTCGGAGGTTCAATCCCTTCTGGTGTCGCCACGCTTCCGTAGCTCAGTGGCAGAGCATTCGTTTAGTAAGCGAAAGGTCCCAGGTTCAATCCCTGGCTGAAGCAACCTGATACTGTGTCCGAGTGGTCAAGGAGATCGACTAGAAATCGATTGCGTTCGCGCGCGCAGGTTCGAATCCTGTCAGTATCGTCTGGCCAAATATAAGGCCAAACCAACAATTACCGCAATTATTATGCTGCTCGACAGCGGCACCTGTGCGTGATGCACAAACATATGCATGAGTTGACTGGGGAACGACAAAAACTCAGCACCCTTAGGGGGCTTTATCTGGTCGGCTGTAGCAAACGGCCTGATCAGGAATGGCAGAATAAGATTGATAAGTACAGCAATAATAATAACTTTTGAAAACATATTATTATTGATATATATTTTAATTTTAAATGAGCCAGTATCGGTCATCACCAAGTTCCCATAGTTCAGGCTTTATAGGCGTCCCCGCCGTCTTTAAAACATGAACAGTTCCATACCTGTCCTTCAATGCCTGCACGGGGTCATTGGGCACATAGATTATGTCGTTATCGGGCCCAAATGTTACTTGCTGTGAGGGCCACAGTGATGTGCTAGAAAATATATCACGTTTGCCCTTCCCCTTGTTATCCTCCACACCGGCGATATCAATGAAGATACCCAGGTCCTTATGGATAACCCTTGCGTCTATGGTATTTAATTTGTTGTCCGTCTCCCTGTAATGGGGATTGACCTCTACCCACACGGTTGTACCGTTCGGTAACTCCACTTCCGTGTGTGTACCAAATTTTTTCCACATTTCATCCAGCATGTCCATGGATACTGTCATATCCAGATCATCGTCCCACGGTAACATCTTTTTATTGAATGTCCAACCTATGAGACCCCCGAAGTTGAGCATGGGCCCGTTGGCGGCAGGAGAATCCGTCAGACCGGCCAGAATGGGTACTATACCGAGCATATCGTAAAAGTACTGGCTTTGGGGATGACCATATGACAGGGTGAAGCGCACATCGAGATGAGGGCGCCACGGGGCTTCTTTGAAGAATTTCCCTGGCTGTATGAACATCACTAACGTAAGAATAATCACATTTATTAGTATACAAACGTATAACTTCATACTATCATGTACGAAAATTTACACGACCTGGCGAAGGCCGACTGGACCCTGACCGATGATGCTGATGTTTTATACAATTTTGATGAGTTCCGGATGGCACGACTCCATGAACTCATCAGAAATGGCGCCGACCCCCTTGAGCGCGACGAGGACGGTATGACCCCCGTGGACTATGCCCTAAAGACGGACCGCCTGGTGTGCCAGGAGTTTACACGTCTCCTATTCGACATGAAGGACACTGAGCAGATGGTGCACTGCAGTGCATGTGGACGTACGTACGATGGCCATGCCCAATGCTGCTTCGACATGGACCACCAATTTGTGCGGGTGAGGTATTAAAGTTTATATTAGTGTATAATATAAGTTAAGGATGGACCCCCTGGTCACATTATACCAAGGAAAAGCTATATCACAAGTCAAATATGTTCCGGCGGCTCCACAAGGAGTTAAATGTGTGCGCAAAGTCACCCATGGTTAAATCCATAGAATGCCCGAATATACAGAGGTGGAATTGTACATTGCGATGTGGATACAAGTTCTCCATCGACGTCACAAACCAATCCTACCCATTCCATGTACCACGCCTTGAAAATGTACCGGAACATGTTATTTGTGGTTTTGCCAACGGTTGGACACCAGCGACAACTATGCTTGGAATCATTACGACCGTCTACCACGAAACGGGGTCGTACGACCGTACAAGAAAAAGAATCATCATGGGATTACTTAGAACAATTCCCATGATGATGCTATGGCGCAAGCGGGCTACCGAGGCGGTGTTTCACCCATCCAGAATCGACTTTGCGAAGGAACTTAAGGAGTTAGGACTTTAAAAAAACAGATATATATGCCAGACACTATAGTATTCGTGGACACTGAGGTATGGAACGGCCACGTGATGGCGTGGTCCTTGGTTGTATTTAGGGTAGACAAGAACGGGAAACGCACAATGTTAAGGAATATCAATCGCATCAACACAGACGCAGTGGATAATTATGGAGACACCATTACGCATGATAAGGTCGGACAACAGGTGTGCAGTGTGATAACTGAGCGTAAGCGGTACGGTAAGATAACACCATACGAACTACACTCAACGGCCACGAATCAGCATGATTTTATGAAAGAGTTGGAGTCGCTGGTTACTCGTGCTCATACGGCTCATGAGAGTCCGGTAATGTTATGCGGCCACAATATTGGCCATGACATCCGGGGTATACACAATACTGCTAAGGAGTTCGAAACCACGTCGCCGTTCAAGGATGGTATGTTCGTAAAGGTCCATCCTGGGCAGCACGTCAAGAACACGAAATATCTCCGGAACACGAGTAACCCGGACAATTACAATACCGGGTATAAGTGGTTAGCCAATGTTTCATTTGTGGATACAATGAAACTGGTAAATCACTCGATTCTACCTGCCTTCTGTGAATATTATAGGAGCAAACATAACGACCTGTATGCTGGCAAGGGGGGCGGGCGAGAGTGTGGCATGAGTCAGCAAGACATCTGCCGCGTTATCAAACAGGATGCCGACTATTCACAGACCCACGGTTCGCTGTGTGACTGCATCGACTTATCTGATATAGTATGGGATATGGTAAAAATAGAAGGGTGGAGAAACGTACGGCAGTTTACAAGTCTTATGCCGGTTTCACATTCCGGGGTCTCGGCTACAACATCGTAAATACTCTCATTATTTTATATACATATTATAATGGATAAATTACCACTTAATCTGTTGGAAAAAATAAGCAACGAACTCCCTAGGCGTAATGCAAGAGCATTTAAAAAGGCGACCCGTATGCCTACCAGGACGGGTATTAAGCCCGTTCTCAAGCGTCTCCTGGATGAGGTGGGTACGGTCAAATACCAGTGGGTGAATCTCAGTTCCACGAAAATATGCGTGGGGACCGAGGCCGGGAACATCAGGACCCTGTCTCGTTTGATTGGGTTTCATATCAAAAAGGATACATTCACCAAAGAAAAGATTTGCTCACTCATCAGGATGTACAACAAGGAATACAATAATAATGTACGAAGATACCATTTCCTGCAGTTTAGAAAATATTTGAGAGCAAATGGTGCGGCGCGTCGCTATAGTCTGTCGAAGGACCAGGTAATTGCGTTGGAGAACGCATACTGTTATAACGTACAGAAGTTTGATATGAGCGCCACTGGTGCCTATCCGATGAAAAGGATAGTGGACTCGTACAAGAAATTCCTTGTGACACCACCCGTGCCCATATACAAGACATTCTGGTCAGCACCGGTCATACCCGCATGGCTGAAGATGAAGAACATTAAAGATATTACAGACAAACTGGAGACGCAGTTCATTAATAAAGAAGCAACGATGAACGCGGGGGGCGGGGCACAGGCACCGAATGTCTCGAAAGACCCCTACCACCACTCCAAAAAATACAAAATGCCTAAATAGACCCCGTGATATTTATATGGCTGTATATAGTAATGTTGGACCTAAGTGGTGTAATGCCAGGTAGAACTATAGCTAAGGGTGGTCACGGTATTACGCGAATATACAAGAAAGACGATGAACGATATGTCGTAAAATCTGCACTGAAAACAAAGACCGACAGCATTCAATACGAATCGATTATACAGATAGAAATGTATCATGCCCTTGACCCAAAATATAAGAAATATTTCATTCGACCTATCTCTGTTCGTATAGATAAGTATGGAACGCCTGCCATAGCAATGAAATACCTACCCGGTACACGTTCATTCCGTACGGTTGCACATCAACTTATCAATGGGAATACCGAAGCCAGACGTGTCCTTGTTAAGTTAGTTAAGCAAGTTAGGGAGGCAATCATAGGATTGTGGAGGGCGGGATTTATACATGGCGATCTTCATTTTGAAAATATATTAATCACAAAAACAAATGATATTAAAATAATAGATTTTGGATTTACTACAAAAGTTAATAAACCTTTCGACAATAAAAACCTTCGTGGGTGGTTCAGACATGAATGGGGTTTGGTATTGAGAAAACACAAAATAAATCGTGGTAACCCAGATGCGTTTATTTTTAAAAATGTAATAGATTCTGATGGGTATTTTGCGACTAAGAATTTCCAGATGATGGAAAATATTCATAATATTATGAAGGGGAAGACTCCCAGAGCCAGGATGTCTGCCAGTGCCCCAAGTTTTGTACCAAAGAAACCAACGTCAAAAAATAAATAATTATATAAAATGGATTTCATTCCCGTGCTCACCGATGAGTACAGGCTCGCATTTTGCGCGGCCACCGACTCACTCAACAATGATATCAAGCAGGTCATCTGGAAGGACGTACTTGATATCACCCCTACATGCCCGGGTGCACCCATGAAGCGCCGTAGCCCCACTGTCGAGCGTCTGGCCGCACTCGGCAGTAAACATCTCCACTTTTAATATGAAAGTAACCTTTGACTTTTTTGAAACCGTAATTATCACATTTGTTTTTCATATGTTAAACAGGGAGGATCTGGTTGTCCGGCTTGGTTCCGGGGCAGTATAAATATGGTATAAGGAAACTACCCACCACAGCAACATACATACCTATGAACAAGCATACGAATTGAACATCGTCGGTCATTTATAATATATTTATAATATAAATGAAGTTCCAGACCATCCACATTTTAATCGCCGCCCTCGTAATGTATGCGCTGTTCGCGACTTGCTCAGGCAAGGAGGGTTACAAGTACAAGACGTTCGCCGACATGAAGGTCAAAGACAACAAGATTGGTGAGACTCTCACGGGTATGACTGCCGCTACGTGCAAGAAGGCATGCAACATGGACAAGAAGTGCAGGGGTTTCGTGATGAAGAGCAATGGCGAGTGCAACCTCAAGTCTAAGGGCGCCCCGCGTGTAAGTGATCCCGGTAAGACATTCCACAGAAAGATATCCGCTAAGGTGAAGGCCAAGCGCGCCGCCATGTAGATTTAAAAAAATATATTTAATTTATAAATGTCCAGTCCGATTGAGTTACTGAATTCTAAGATAGAGGGCGTGGAAATCAATGCAGAGAACATTATCAAGGTTCTCCGCTTTGCTATGGAGGTCGTTGAGGCCACCGAGACCAAGGGTGAGGAGCAGAAGGACATTGTCATAGACCTCCTCAAGCAGGTCATCACTGCCGCGCCCATCGCGGATGAGAAGGAGAAGCTCCTCCTTGACATGATTGATGAGGGAATCCTCGGCAGTACAATCGATTTCGTCATATCGGCTAGTAAGGGTGAGCTCGATATCAACGCGGCAGTAGAGGTGGCCCAGAACTGTTCCACGACGTGCTTTGGTGGTGCCATGAAGAAATATCTGAAATAAAATCTATTCTGCTCGGGTGAAACACCGCCTCAGTAGCCCGCTTGCGCCATAGCATCATCATGGGAACACAGCGGATGAGACCATTAATTCGCCTCTGCCTCCGGGCGCGCGCGCCCACCAAATACCCCTTAATAGCCTCATCGTTCGTAAAGTCTCCATAGATATCATGGATTCCCATATCAACTAATTTTTTGACACAATCAAAGTGTCCCATATGGCAAGCAAGCATAAGATAGGTGTCACCGTTCTCGTTCCTATAGTTGATATCCATATCGTCATATGAAAGGAGCAATTCCATCATCTGTGCATTGTCGTCCATAAGTGCGATGTCTACCAAATGGGGTGATGGGTCAACCTGACACAGAGACAGCATCTTATCCGCCAGCCATAAATCATTATTAAAGATAGCTTCGGCCATTTGGTCGGCGCTATCTTCGTTCTGCCACATAGTGATAGTTTGTATCCGATACTATCAGTGTGTAACCTTAGTTGTTTTTATACTTATTTGTAAAAGAAAAATGCAGCCAGTCCCAGAATGACATCAAACGCAAGGAACTTCCACGCATCGGGACAGCCCATATACGCTTTGATGGCAAATGTCGCCCATAGCGCGGCGTGGATGGGGCGCAGGTCGTTCCACCATATGGGGCGCCCGAACGTCTCTGCACCCGTCTTGCGCGTACCTGTCAGGTAGTAGTACATGAAACCAATGGCAATGGCAATCGCAAGGGGGACAACCTTCTCTGTATACTGGGGGTCTCTGGCGATAAGCGCGATTGCTATACGGGACGGGATGCAGCAGAGTGTAAAAAGTATTTCAGACTTATTCATATACTAATATATCATTAAATAAAATCATCGGCTGCTATAGCTGCTATATGTGGGTATGCCCGCAGTACCCCCAGAACAAAGGCGACTTCGCCGTTTGCTCTTGCAGCCGAATACTCCATCTCACACATTGCGTCGGCAACTAGTTCTCTCATATTTTTGTTGTCCGGGGGACCCCATTTTCTCACTATTTGTTTGGCCTGGCAGATTCTACCGTCCATTCTTGTTTTTCAACTGGATAATAACTTTCTGACCCTTGACCCCAGAGTTCCTGTGCTTGAGGAGTAGTTCGTAAAATTCCTTGGAAAATCCGTTACAGCGTGGCACGAGCATTTTTCATATCTAACTAGCGCGCGTGCTCCCTAAGCCTAATCCATACACGAATTGATGGCAGGCACAAAATAGTCATCACATACCACCGAGAGGACACGGAGAACCTCGTCCATAAATGTGTTGTCGGCGGGTACGTCGTGGACCTTGATGGTGTTGTCGTAGCGCTCGACGAGATGCGCCTTGTCCAGGTTGAGCATGCGCAGGTACGTCTGGACCTGGACGTTCTCGTACTCGGGCACCATGTTGAAGAAGCGCTTGGTCCTGTTCTTGATTTCAACCAGAGTACCATCCGATGCCATACCATCTGTCTTGCCGACCAGATTGATACCGGGCATTACCTCCATCATGATGCGCTTGTTGTCCTTCTTGTGCTCGAGCCCCGTGACCTCCTCGTAGGTCGCACCGGCGTTGGCCTCCTTGCGCGTCCCGAAGTTGCGATTGAAGTTGCCCTCGCCGACCTTGAGCATGTGCTCGGTCTCGCCGCTCAACTCCTTGATGCGCTCATTCTGGGACTGGAGCTTCGCATCACGCTCCACTTCGAGTTCAATCCTCTCAACCGTCGAATCAGCAGCCTCAATTCTATCGCTGTATGTTGTAGCGATACTGGCCTTGGTGTCCTCGATATCAACCTTCTTCTTGTCACTGATGTCATTGATTTTCTGCACATACTCCTTCTTCCTGGCATCCACGTCCTCGTTGGTATGGGTCTGGTTGGACCCCGCCTTCATTTCGGCATGCACCTTGGAAAACTCGGCATTGGCCTTGCAAATCTTTGCGGCCCGCATAATCTCCTGGGGTGGGAGGCCCTTGAGGTTCCTGTTGATGCAGTCGGTGATGGCTTCATCCTGGCCCTTGTAGGGGTTCAGGCCAACGACAGCGGCAAGCTCGGAAACGTTAACCTTGAACATGCTCATACTTAGTTGTTTAGGAACTGATGCTTTTATATATCTTAGTTATAATGGAACAACAAATCCGCGAGCAGATGGAAAGTGTATTTTGGGATCTGGTTGACGCAGACCCTCCTAACCTAACCCATATTGGTGCAATGCTGGATGAAATCAAACAGATGTTATATTCTTTCGTCCCTCGTCGGGTTGATATCCACCATCGCATAAATGATGATATGGATGGCGATATAGATTGGGATTTTCAACATAAATTACTGGGGTGGGCCGAGAAATTCCAGGCACCCATATACGACCAAATGACAAGTTCATGGAAGAAACGGTTACCCGAGAAGTTGTCAGACTTTTTGAAGAAATATTATGAACATTTGGAGAAAATATCTAAATCCATATACGACTACAACAAAAAACCAACCGGTAAGAATGGGGTACCGGATGACATCAAGTCGGGTCGTTAGTATTGGGGTGGAGTTCTTGCATATTTATCCATATCATCGAGCCGCGATTCCATAGTACGGATGCTCATAGCCACCCCCTCATTCCATGCTTCGTCGGCACTGTTCTTGGGGTCATTTTCGACGACATTCTGGTATACATCTCTTTTTAATTCTATCTGGGATTTGATATTTTCTATGTCAGATTTCCTCCATTCTATAAATTTATCAAAATATATTGAATATTCTTTGCTTAATTTTTCATGTTGTAAATTTATCAAATATTGTGAAATATTTACTGCACTCTGTACTAGTTCCTGATCGGCATTGAAAATATCTGGAAAGTTTTTAATCACAAATGATGCCATTAGAACCTTAATATTATATCCTGGAAATAGTGAACCTATTGTAGCCAGTTCTTCCTTATTCGTAACTAACCGCGTAACAGTATCATAGTCAGATTCCAAATTAACCTTAGCGAGGAAGTCCATTACTGTAAGAACAGATTCTTATTTCCGGCGTGCTGCAGATAGGTTTTGGTAACCTCGATATTTCGTAGTATGTCCTTGAACTCGTCTTCTACGGTCGTATATGCGGTAGACGCAGAACTTTCGGACATCATATCACTCAAGCCAAAAGTGTTATCTGAATCAGTGTCATCAATATAATATTGTTCATAATTCATTTCATCTAGAACAGTCTTCAATAGCAATTCTTCATCAATAGGTTGTCCGGGTACAAATGTTTGTAACGCAGAATTTATAATATTTTTAATAATTTCCATATATAATTCATTTAAATTATCCAACCATTCTTGTTCACATTCTGCGGATAACTGTTCCACTTCCTCCTCTTCTCCTGTCTGGCTGGTCAGTTCACTACCAGATTCACCCGAAGTGAACCCGACATGCATACTGGTACTGCCTGCCGATGTGTCACCCGTACCGGCTGATGGTAAACTCAGTGTAATACTATTATCTTCACTATTCATGGATATTGATGGGCTTCTGCTACTCGACCCGTAACTACCAGATGATGTTTCGTGTTCGCTTCCCGTGGAAATGGAACCACTTCGACTATTTGTAGTATGGGTATCAGACGAAATGTCGTTGGAACACCTACAATCTATTATACATCTTGGTATGTGTTCTCCGGTACCTAAAAAAAAAGTATAGTATACCATATACTATGAATGCAGGAATTATTATTGCATGTATAGTCGCATTGGGAATTATACTCAGAATGTATAAAATGGGCAAGAAAAATACAGAATTTGAGGAAATGGTTGAGCAATTAAATACACAGCTGCATAAAATCCGCAAAGAGAACGTTCAGATGGAGAAGAGACTTGCCAAACCGGTGACCAAGAAGGCCATGGAACTTGCTACCCGGGAACATAATATTATTATAAATTCATCTGACACATCGACAGTGTATGAACTTCCGTATAAACTTAAAAATGTAAAAAGTGTTGAACTTATTACTGGAATATTTCCTAAATCAGAATATAGAATCAACCCGTATAATGATAAGCTAACTGCTAATACTAGTGCCATAACACTTACAGACGGAAACTATACCGATGTTATAACCATGTTGATGCAGATCAATCAGCAGCTATTCGATAATGATACGGGTATGATACTTGCATACGACGCCGTGAAGAGGAATGTCATTGCTATGGGATTGGTAAATACCGTCCTGGATCTTTCAGTAGAAAATTCATGTGGTGCATTAATAGGGTTTACAGACACTGTACACACATTTGTGGCGTCTACCCACGATGCCAATGTGGTTACCTCGTCACTGCAGTATTTCAATGGCTTGCAGACAACGTCGGCGGCTTCTGGCACGGCAATAAACAATCTACCCGCAAGTACATTCACATTTACTACCCAGTTTGTAACGAGTGGCAATATTGTGATTAATTCGGCATGGAAATACCTATATGGTGCCAACAGGGTAAATATGAAACATCAGCTATATCTGGATGTAGATATAGATGAAATTCAGTATTGGGATGGCACGCATCGCCTCGCACGTATATTTATACCGGAGGAGAAGGACGAGACTGAATATCAGTCATATGGGAAACCCATATTGAGAAGTTTAAACAAGGACTATTATGACCTTGATAGATTGTCCTTTAGATTAAAATCAGTTGTATCAGAGACGAAAACACATCCATACGACCTCAAGGGGTTATCATATTCCCTACAAGTCCAGTTAACCACCGTCGACCCATACTTATTACGGAAGTAAATGAGCCGGCAGAACATCCTTGAGTTCCTTGCCTTCCGCCATGGCCTGGATAATATATAGTGTCATATCGGCATCAACAACAATATCTTTGGGTGTGAACTCAATAAGTGACACTGCATTTCTTGCAGGGTTCCTGAGATATTCAATCTCTGTATTTAGTTTGGTTATGACCTTCCTTGCGTGCTGGTACAGAGAACTAAAAGAATCGTGATATTTATGAACAAGATCCTCTGTAATCTGGTTTGCCAACTTTGCCTTGGTGATAATATTATCACGTAAGTCATTAGCAAGTGAAGTTGGTGTCATAGAAGTGAACATCATGATGGTACTAGTGGCAACCTCAACTACTGCGCGTGCCTGGGATATTACCGGGGCATCTGCTCTCACGAGTTGAGGTAGACCGTCAAAGGAGGAATAGTAACCATCCATGATGTATCTAATATATAGAAACGAAAATAAATCCGTTTTTATATATTTTTTTGTAACTGTTTTTATATTTAATATTTGATTTACTCTGCGGGGGCATCGACAACTGTGAATGAGGTGGACACAGCATCGGCTGCCTTGGCCGAGTCGCCGGCGTGGAGCATGTTGCCCGCGGCGTCGAAAATCTCGTACGAAGACTCCTCGGGGTACGAAGAGTTGATGGCAACGACGGAGAATGTACCCGAGACGGTAGTCCACTCCGCTGAGGAACCACCATCGGCCTTCTTCTGAGCACCCTTGAGGATGAGGGGGTCCATGGTGTAGACCGCAGTGTTGCTGTAGTCCGAAATCACCATCGAGGGACCGAAACCGTTCCAGCCATCACCGTAGGAATCGTAGACCTTAATTGTCAACACCTGTGCTACAGGTGTAGAGAAAGGCAGGTATACCGCATCCGCCGTCTTGGTCGTCGCCGCGCCCTCGAGGAGCTTGACACCCTCGCACGTGACGTCATAGGTCGACTCGGTCGGGTAGGAGTTGCAGATACCGGCGACGGTGTAGTCACCCGAGGGAAGGAACGCGCTGACAGAGACACCGCCATCCACCTTCTTGGTGGCAGTGGCAAGGAGCGAGGAGGGGGCGTTGAAGACCACATCACCGGCGGCGTTCTTGATCTCAATCGTGTTGCCAAAGCCATTCCAGCCATCACCGTACGAATCGTAGGCCGTGAATGTCACGACTCTGATACCCGGGGCCAGGGGGGCACCGTCGGCCGCCGAGCAGAGCGCGAAGCCAGTGCCCGTTACGCCCGTGAGGTCAGTGAGCTGACCGGCACCTGTGATGTCACCCAGGGAAACATAGACCGTGGAACCGTTCATGGCAATGTTACCGTCAGAACCCACGGCCAGACCGGCAATGTTACTCTCGAGCGCCTGGCCCAGCTTAAGGTCAATCGTCAGTGTCGACAGGCCCGTGGCGTCACCAATCGGGCCGAGGGGCACGTAGCAGATGAGCGCGGCGGGGTTGGCGACCGCAGACTGAACACCGTCGGTCAGCGTGTACGCACCAGAGACGGAGAATGTGTTACCATCGGCGTGAGCGTACTCGGCACCGCTGGCATTGTCGGGGAAGACGATGGTCGGCAGAAGCTCGGCATCGGGCGCGGCCGCGAGGGGGGCCTCGTCCTGGATCTTGACCACCTTCATCTCCTCTGGCTGGTACATACCACCGCACCACGACCAGCGAGTGTCACTGGCCGAGTTCTTCCATGTTGCAGCACTCTGGTTCAGGTTCTCTACACCCCAGATGAACGTGTTGTTCATAAGCAGGTTCGCCTCATACTCAGACATGGTAAAGTCCATGTCGAACTTATACTGACTCGGCTTCAAGGCCAGGTCAACCTCCGGGTCGCCTGTCAGCACTCTATCGATAACATTACTGTAGGAAATGGCACCGATAGCGGCACCCTTCTGGATGAGCTCAGTTCTGGCACCAGGGAAGATGGCATCAACGCCCCATGCCATGTGCGCGGAAGCGCTATCGTCGGGGTCTCTCCTGTAGTGCGTCGAACCGAACCACACATTGGAGTTCAATCTCCACTTGTAGCTGGCCTGGTCTGTGATGTTAGTGGCCTTCATGACGCGCAGGTACTCACCACCCGGGGTTATCTTGTCGTTGTTGATGGCAAGTTCGTTCAGTGCCGCCTGCATGTTCGCCGCTGTGGCCATGCATGTCATGATGGGGCTAAGGCCGACATCGGCGCGGTCGAAGTGGAAGCGGTCGAATGCGAGATTCACGAGACCAGCGCGCTCCAGCTCGTCGGTGACCTGGGAGGCGTAGCCGTACCAGTGTGTCCACGGGTTGCTGTACGCGGGTGAGGCGATGGCATTGAACTCGAGCTTGTACTTGAACATGGGCTCGTCGTTGGGGTTCCAGAACGGCCTGGACGCCTCGGGTGAGTCCTTGGCGTTGACAGCCAGAATCTTGGCTGTTGTGGAAGCGTAGCCACGCAGTCTAATACCGTTCAGGAGGTTCGCGTCGTAGACACCCGCGTAGGGGTTTGTACCGACCATAGCGGCAGCCACATTCGAGTCCGCCTCGTAGAACTCAATATCGAACACCTGGTTGAGCACCTTTCTGGTCGCACCGTCGTCCTCACCGGCGGGCATGGAGATCTTGATACCCTTCTTGCCACCCAGGACACCGAATACTCTGTTCATGATGTCAGCGTTGCCCGAGTCCTCGCTCCACTCCTCGCCCGCGCCCGTACGCGATGTGTAATCGTCTATGAGGGAGAGGGAGACCTGGGCGACATAGTTGGCGGCGTTGAGGGGGAGTGTAACAGCCTCAGACGAAACCGCCCACGACGCCTTCTTGTTCTCAACGGAGTTGTATGTACCGTTGGGTGCGTCGTATGTGCCGTCAAGGATGGTCGCAGCAGTGGCGGTAGGGCAATGGTACACCATCACACCCGAGTTCGTGTCGGCGTCAAATGTCGACTCGGCGTCAAGGTAATCGACGTGATCGAAATGTCTCTTGAGCCCCGCATAACCGGCATCGGCGAGCACATACTTGTTCGTCTTGTGGCCCCACCAGTTACCAGAGTCCGCCTCCATCTCTGACATAGCGATTGTGAACTTAAGGTTGTCCGTGCCGTTGGTCTTCGACGGGGCACGGAAGACGTGGATACGCTCCTGGGGGATATCGGCCTGCGAATTGCTAACGGAGCAAGCGAATGTGTATATACCCGTATTGGTCTCGGCGCGCAGGTTAAGTACGTGGGCGTAAAGCTCGCCTGGCTTCATCCAGGGCAGGTACGGAACGAACGGTGTCTGGGCCAGGCAATGGGAGCCGTTGATGGCATCGCCAGCATCGGAATACTCTACGTAGTGGTCCAGGTAGTATGTGTTACCCTCGTGCTCGGCCTCAATCTGGCCAATCGTTTTGGGAGACATCTGCATCCAAGCGGCCTTAATGGCCGTAGGTGTATCCGACACCGAGCAGATGCCACACCCTAAGTCCTGAGTGTTGGCCTCTGACAGCCACGCACACGGGTTAGCGACGTTGGAGTATATACCGAAGGGGTTCTGGAACTTCTCGACGTTGACAACGTCCATGTAGGGCGTGTTAGGAATAGACACACCGTTGTACACCAGGGTGTTCGCCGAATTGTCATCGAAGTAAAAGAGGTTATTGGCCATGTACTCGTTAATCAGACCCTCGGGGCCCAGGATAGAGTGACCGTCAATGTAGGTCGTCGTGTATGGGCGCGATAACGGACCATCGAGCACCATGCAGACGGGCACACCTGTCTCCACCATGCTGGACATGTCGATGACGTGCTGGTGTGTACCGGGAGCCACGACGAGGGTCGGCTGGACCATCACCGATGCCGATGTGTCAAAGTTGAATAATAACTGTGCACACACGTTGCTGGTACCGTCAGGGCCGGGCATGTAGAAGTAATCCTTCTTCGTGGTAAAAATAGCGTCGTCACCATAGGGCTTGTACTGGCCCGCGACCAGTCTCTTGTCGCTGGTATCGTCGTAACCAGTCTCGTGAGCAGGGTTAATGGGGTCCTCATAGAAATAACTACTACCACGGCGGGGCATCAACCCGAGCCTGGCATTACTCAAAGTGTGCTGCACGTACACGTCTCTGTCGCCGTAGGCATACAGGCCCACCTTGATATCGAGGTTGGAAGACATTGTGCTGTTGACGTTAATGGTCGCCATGCGCGTGACCGGGTCGAAGTGACCGTTGACGATGGAGAAATCACCATCGAGCGCGGCCGGCAGACCCGGGGCGGGCAGGGCTGGCATCGTCGTCATAGACGAGACCTCAACGTTATCAATGGATGTGGTAGGGAGCGCATAATAGCCCGACATAAGCCCGTCAAAGGCCGGCAGCGGGTTCGGCAGTGCCCCATCTATCTGAATGGACGAGGACGCCACGGAACCGAAGCCGTCGGTGACAACAGTCCACGCGTCAAGGTCGGTGGTGAATAAGGAGACATCCATACTCAGCTCAGAGGCAAGCCAGCCCAGGACCTTCTCGCCTGTGAGCATCGAGCCGCGCTCGCCGCCATTATAGTTGGCACCACCCGGGATGTTAAGCTTGAATGTCGTGAGGGACATAGCAGCGTGGCTTGCAAAGGCAATCTCATCGAAGTTGGACTCCGGCAGATAGGCGCCGTCACCAGCACCCGTTACGAAGGGCTTAACCGAATCGCCTCTGTAGGCATTGACAAGCACCCTGTCGAAGTTCATGATGGGATGCCAGAACTTGTCTGACGGGAATGCGATGGGGTCAAGTGTGGCCTTAGTGAGCTCAATGCTGTACGCAATGTTGGGCGCAACATAGCACTCCTTGGTATAGGTGGCCGTCTCGAGGTTGGACAGGTAACGTCTACTGTCCGAACCACCCAGGCCGAGCGAAACCGAGGAACCATCGGAGCCCTTGAGGACAATCTCGGAGGGGCAGAAACCCCAGTGGTAGCGAGGGTCACCGGGTTCCTGGATGGCCAATTCCTCAGCATCATGCCACCCCTTGGCCGGGTCCATGGAGACCTCGATGCGAAGTCTCTGGTTCAGGGCTGTCGGGCCAGATGTACCGTAGAAATCATACATGTCCTTCTGTTTCTGGACGTCGGACGCATCCGCGGCGGCGGAATTGATGGGTGTCATGTCGAAGACAAGCTTAACATTATCAACTGTTCCCGGGACAAAGGCAGAACCCTTGAGCTTAAGGTAATGGTCGGCAGCAACGTGCAGGTCAAGAAGAATGTCCTGGTTGACGTCGGCAACGTTGGAAACTGTGGCCAGGTCGAGAACCAGTGTCTCGGCCTTGGTCACGGCATCCTCGGCAACAATCTTGCCGGTGTAATCGGCTGTGAAGTCACCCTTGACATTGACCTTGGTGTAAAGTGTGGGGCGGCACACCTTCTTAGCGTCCATATACTGGTTTGCCATTGTTGTCAGGTTAATCGTCTTGGTCTGGCCAGCGGCCGACGACGAAAAAGAGTCAGACATGAATGACACACCTCTGCCATCGAACGATGTTGTCTCGCCCGTGGAAGTGTTGATAATATTATACGACATGTTTATACTATATGGTAATAAAAAAATTACGATGAAATGACGTGCTCGAGATCGTCCGCTTGCAGGTCAGATTCTGTGACGACATTTTCGTCACGATCGATGGTGTAGTCATCGACACCGTCGACTGAGTACCCCTCCACGTTTCCGACCTCACTGGCAACCCAGTCTGAGATTGTGATGGAACCACCGTGGTAATACAGAATACCCGTACTGATATTCAACGGAATTCTGTACTCGCGCAGATTGGGGAAACTACGGATAGCCGCGTCGTTGGCGGATACAAACTGGTAAGAGAAACCATCGTCGAGTGTAACTTCCTTGGTTCTGTACTCATCCCTGTACAGTCTGAACGTGGAATGTGTATTGTTGGTAAGGTCCATGATCAGTCTGTCACCAACATTCACGTTGCTCGCCTGGACATTGGACAACATGAACCCACCAATGGGGTTGAAATCAACCTCGGCATACTGGGGAATTGTGAATATACTACCGGGCAGGCGGTCCTGGAACTGACCAAATGACGCGTTCCAGTGGGTCGGATACTCCTCGCCACTCGACCTGCCATACAGGTAGGTCTGGCCATGATCGAAGACGAGATAATCGCCAGGGGGAAGCTTAACGACCTGCTTAAATGTAGTGGTCACCATAGAGTTGGGTTGGGTAGGGATGCTATATGAATAGTCTGCAGCATACCAATCACTGTCATGCTGCAGACGAATTCTCTTCTCGCAGTATAACTTATCACCGTTATCGGCCCAGACGAAATACTCATCTGAGTTGACCTGGACGTCGGGGTACTTGTTGACGTGCTGATTAGAACCGAACGCATTGCGGACATTGGGTGGCATCAACTTCCACAGTCCCATGGGGGGTGCGGCGGCCATGGCCTCGACGGTGTCACCGGACGTGATATCCACGAGGATGGATTCGTTGATGTAATCATAACGCGCGTTGGTCGCCCATGTCTCGGGCCTCGAGCTACCATCCCACTGGTCAAACACCGCGTCCACGTTCGACGAAGCATCGAAAGGACCCGTCATCTCCTCACGTGTGTTCGTTTTGAGCATACCATAACCCGGAAGCTCCTCTCTCCAGCCACGATTCGTGCGATAGCGCACGCCCTGGGTGTCATACTGGAAGTTGGGGTCAGTAATATAGCAGTAGCGGTACGCATCGGAGCGATCGGGGTCTCTGCGTGAGATCGTAAAAGACTCGGCCACCTGCCACGAATCCGTGTCCACCATCCTCCATGCTCTGCAGAGCGGATCGGGGATGTGATATGGCTGCCATCTACCATCCTCGAGGTAAATTTCCCTAGCAATCTGCCATGTATTAAGTGCCTTGATTGAATAGGAACTCAGACCGACACCAGATTTAGCTACACTTGGATATATCTCCTGCATAGTCACACCGTCACCGCTCTTCAAGTTCATCCTACCCGCAAAACTGATGACGACGTCCTCCCCGCTGTTCTGGCCATCCAGGGGCCTGAGAACGCATCTACCCAGGGCATGGGACAAATTCTCAATCGCGCCGGTGTCTTCATGCCAGCGGGGTGTGATACAATAGTTCGGTGGGTTGGATGTCGCAGCAGTTTCTGGGACCTCGAACACGAACGCACTGTTCGCCATGTCATCGACATTAGCGGGATCCAGGCTGCGAGAAAGGGTCTTACGGCCAGGGCGGTACGTCGAATCGCCTTCGGGGTTCTGGGTCCACCAAGGGCCATCTGTCACCACGGCATACTTACCCGGCAGCACACCAAGCGTATCGAAACTCCATTCCTGCGAATCGCCGGTCCTCAGCGGCTCACGCTTCACTACCAAGCTGTCCGCGCCACCAGACATGAACAGCAGACCACTCCCCTGAACACCGGTGTTGTGCATCGGTGTATCCAGCCAGTAGTCAACACCGTCCTTGTTGAAAGTTACAGGCTGCCAGCGGACTAAATTCGTATGGCCCTCGGGGAAGGCCAAGGCGGAGTTCAAGGGGTCCGCCATGTTAATCTCCTCAACATTAATGGGCGTCTCGGACAGGCGGAACAGACTGCAGTGCGACTTGATAGAGGACGCAGCGCCATCGTTTCTGGTTACGACGTTCACAATACCAGTGTTAGAGTCGTATGTACCCGCTGTGCTGAGACCAAGCGCAGCAACTGTACCGTCGGAGATGAAGCCGTTCTGCCACGAGAAACGCTCCGTCAATGAGTTAAGAGACGCCTGCCACTGGATGCCACTCTCCTCTCTGCACGAGAGCGCGGTGTATACGATTGTCGCCGTGTCGACCTCCTCAATGGCCAGACGGACATAGTTGGGAAGTCTGACAGAGTAACCGCTTGGGTCAAGCTGCACGTGCTTGGGGTTCGTCTCCGCAATGACCTCGAAAGCGCGGTTGACGGGCAGAGCAATCTGTGTAACACTGATGTTCGAGGTGGCGCCATTGATGAGCGCCGACTTGGCCGCGGACGGTCTGTCGTAGGGGAGGTCGTTGGGGACGACCTTGATCTCGTTACCTTCAGCGTCCTTGAACACAACGTTGGCACTGAACGGGGTCAGGCTCGTAGCAGTGTACATCTCGGCGTCGTTAGCGACTGGGTTTTCGGTACCACCGTCAAACGGCCACTGGTACACGTTGTAGAGCTTTGTCTCCGCATCGGCCGGGAGGGTCTTGGGGTAGAGTGCCGGGGCACCCGGGGGCAGGAGATCGGCGTCATAGACAAACACCGACTCACAACCGCACTGGAAGTCTCTGATAGACACCAACCCAATGGAACCCGTGAATGGTCCAGAACAGATAAGGTCAAAGTCTCCATAAAAGAACATGTTGTTACCTCCAACCGGAAACTGCACAATGTCGGCTAACTGGTAATGTTCAAACTTTGTGGATTTCGTCTTACCTGTGACCTCTCCACATGAGATATACGAGTTATCGAAGAGGCAGATAGCGTACGACATCGGGACGTTCTTAACCCTGTAACGGCCCGCTGTAAGGGAATACTGTCTGCTGGCATTGAACTCGAGCTCACCGTTGAATCTAATGATGGGCGCGTTCTCCTTGTTAATAAAGAACTGCTTGAGGTCCGCACCACTCACGAGAGGGTGCACGTTGCCAGTGAGGACGATGCAGGGGATTGTGACAACGGAAAGTGCCGCACCCGAGCTTATCGCAGTCTTGATGTCTGCTGCCACGTCTACAATCTTCTGATGAATGTCGGCAATCTCAGAAATCTTGTTGACGGCGTCAATCGCCTCGTCAGTGGCCGCGAGTGTGCCGACCAGCGCGCTTGTGTTCGCCGCGCTCATGCTCACACCAACCGATGTAGCCGCCTTGCCGATGGCCACAGCCGAGGAGGCTGCCAGGGCAGCGTCCTCTGTGCGGAGTGTCTCGGCCAGGGCCTTGGCCGTCTTGGCACCCGCATCATCACCAACCGCCGCGCGGATGGTCTTCATCAGGGACACTGTCTTCATGATGGTCTTGCGCATGAGGGCGTCATCGTCGGGGTTAATCATGGACGCATCCTCGAGCGACTTCGAGTCGGTCAAACCCATACGTGTCAGGAGCTCATCCTCGTCGATGTTGTTGTCCTGCTCGTAAGCCTCCGTCATAATCGTTGTCAGGGGTGTGACGTAACGCATACCCGAGGCGTTGCCACCATCGAGGATTCTCAGCTTCAACACGAGGTCGTTGGCCGCACCTGTGTCCTGGTCAATACCGCCAGATATCTCGATGTTCTGTGTACCACTGACGTTGCTCAGTGTGTATGTACCGACGTTGCTTGTCGTTGTGACGAGCTCACCGTTGACGAACACGTCCGCGCCAGTGACAAGACCGTCATAGGCGGTACCCTCGATTGTACCCTCAGCAGCCACGGGCGCGACGGCCTCGTTGAAGATGAAGTTGTACAGGATCAGAACACGCTTGGAAGCGACCGACGGCAGGGCGCTATCGAAAGATGTCTGGCCGGTCGCATAGGACGGCGACATACTCGTACCGACAAGGGGGACACCGGCATCGTTGACAATGCTGAGCTCCGTCTTGAGGACGAACTGCAGGTTCACGTTCTGGGGGAGACGCTTCAGTGTGAGATAGTCGTCATTCTCGTGCTCCCATGTAGCACCAACACCCGTGTTTGTGTTCTCGGGTGTAGCGGGTGATGTACGGAAGACAGAAGACAGAATCTCGTGACCCACGTTGCGCTGGTCAATGGTCTTGTGCCACGCCTGGTCAATCTCACCGTAGGTGATACCCGTCTCGGCGTTACTGTTCGCTGAGTGGATAAGACTCTGGAGGGACACAGTGTTTCCTGTAATGTCAGTAGCACCCAAATCCTTAATGGCGAACTTGGCGAGGTTCTTGTACTCGTCCTCATTCACCATAATACGGAAGATATCATCCTTGCCGCCTGACAGGGGCATCTGGCGACCCAGGGCCTTGGGCAGAGCCGAGGCAACCTGGTTAGCCATTGTTGTATCTATACCGACCTGGCGGTTAGAATCAATGATGATATTGTCTGAGCCATAGGACGGGTCGAACTCGCCAGTCAGGATACCCGGGGCCATACCGATGTCGGGGAATGTGTTGAAATCAAGCGTTGTACCAGCAGTGTGCTGGTACGTTCTGATGTCGTCAATTCTGTAACTTCCATCATTCTGTGTGAAATCAGTGAAGTTATTAGCCGACACGGCCATGCCAACCTTGCTGGCAAGCATATCTGTAAGGTATGAACCTGCCAGATGTGTTGTCACTGTATAGTCTATGGTCGTGAAATTGGGAGCAAGATCCAGTGTGCCGGCATCGACATCCGATATGTCGGCTGCCTGGAAGCTATTGGTGCCAATGAAGATATTGAGGCTACTCATTACGTTACTTATGGTATATATTAACATTTTATTGTTGGTAAAATTATAGTATATATAGGTTTTCTAAGCAGTGAAGATGAAGTTGTAAAGGATAAGGACGCGCTTTGTGGCACCGGTGGGGGCTGTGGCGTCGAAGGCAGTCTGGCCGGCGGCGAGACTGGGCGAGGGGTTGGTGGACAGAATCGTGCTGCCGTCACCGTCAACGAGGTTGAGCTCTGTCTTAAGGACGAACTGGAGGTTAACGTTCTGCTCAAGCTTCTTGAGCGCCAGGTAGTCGTCATTCTCGTGCTTCCATGTTGTACCGGACGCCAGGTTGGTGTTGGTGGGCGTCGACGGGTTGGCGCGGAACAGGGACGAGACAATCTCGTGGCCAATCTTGCGCTGCGTGCAGGGGGTGGATGTGACGTCGACGATGTCGGCGTAGGTGATCGTGTCGGCGACGGGCGACTCGGCCGAGCGGAGGAGGCTCTGGAGAGTCACACCGGCGTTGCCCGAGGAGTCGGTGGTACCGTAGTCCTTGAGGCCGAACTTGAGGAGACCCTTGAAGTCGGCCTCGTTAATCATGACACGGAAAACGTCATCCTTGCCGTTGGTGAGGGGCATCTGCGAGCCAATGGCCTTGGGCAGAGCCGCAGCCACCTTCATCTGGGTAGCCATATCGATGTTGTAAGAGTCGGCACCGACCTGGACGGCATCCGAACCCGCGCTCTGGTCGAAGTTACCCGTGAGGGTGGCATCAAGGGCACCGAGGTCGGCACCGGCGGCGAGGTCCAGGGAACGGCCAGCAGCAAGCTGGTAGGTGCGGACGTCGTCAATACGCGCCTGACCGGCATCGACGAAATCGTCGAACTCAGCAATCGACACCGCGATGGCGACGTTGGCGAGCATGTCAACAAGAACCTGACCCGGCAGGCTCGTTGTCACAGTGTACTCGATGTCAGTGAACGCGGGCTGACCTGTCAGCGGCAGGCCACCATTCTCTGTGATGTTGGCGGCCTGGAAGTCCTGCATGCCAATGAAGATGGAAATGGAATCGGCCTGTACGTTGAACGCCACGCGGCTGGAGCCACCCTCACCGATGAGTGTAATCGCACTGTCGGCAGTGACGGCGGCAGTCTGCAGTGTGAACGTGTTCGCGGAGAATGTGTTGCCATTCACGACGATGGACTCTGTGCCCGCGAGGGCAACAATCGAGCCGGCGCCTGTAATGCGGACGCGCTCGGCATCGGTCACACCCCCGATTGTATAAAGTGTGTTCTCGGTGAGGTTCATGATGTTCGACGAACCATCGACGAGAAACTGGCCGGCACTGAACGAAAGTACGAGATTGTTAGACATGGTAGATAAGGTGGTTATACTATTAACACATATAATTTTTGAGGTTACATAAAGGTTTTGAAACCAAAAATACCAAATGGACCAAGTTCCCTACTGGGCCTGGTACAATGATGAAATTGCCTTGGTGGTCGAGGTCGATGATGAATCGGGATTCTGCGAACTTCAGCTGCTACAAAAAAATTCGAGAGATTACCAGGGTAAAAAAACCCACTTGCTTGACGAAACCAAAACGCTCGCATCTCTCACCGATGTTGAACCTTACCCTGATATCAAAATCGCGGAAGTTCGGTATGACCTGTTCATAGTAGACGACGGCGACGAGGACTATGTACCGTCGGATAGTGAAAGCAGCGAGTCTGATATTTCGGATCTTGAGGACGAGCGTCAAGAGTCAGAATGATATTTCTCCAATACTATCAGGATGAGATGCTGTGGTGTCACAAGAAAAGGAACACGCTGTTCAAACACAGGACGACATATACTGGGGCTGGCCGGAGCCAACTTCAATGTATGCAAAATGCACGATAATAGAAAATTACTGGGGTTGTGGCAGAAAGAACTATACAGGAGGGTGGGCGCTCACGCAGGTATGGGTGATGTCCCACCTGTAGTTATGGGGTGGATGGACGCATTCGGAGAATGCTATAATAATACTAAAAATCTAGGTGTCAGTACGCATTACGCATCTCGTATGCACAGTACAGGAGCAATAGATTCAAATTTCGAAGTAAAGTTTGATATTTATATAAATTCCCTCGTTGTCCCGGTGAATAATCAGGCGACGTGCACCGTATGTTTCGATGACAGTTCGGATGTCATGAAAACAAAATGTAACCATGAATTTTGTTTGGGGTGCTTCAGGCAGTGGATGCAGAGATCCATAACGTGTCCAGTATGCAGAACTATTTTGTAGATGTATAATATAATATCATGAACGCCGCGCCCACCCAAAAAGTTCCAGTAACCGAGATGCTCGCATCAGTCGGCGGCAGCCTGACAATTTTCGGCATGGTCGCACTGAAGGTATGGAAGATCAGGCTCTCCACAGATGATACTGTGTCTGAGAATGACACCAAGAAGATTAAGATTCTTGAGGGTGTTACAGGTGGTGTTGATATGCTACTGTATGCCCTTTTTGCCTACGCTCTCTACAAGCAGTTGATTATTTCCAAGGTCCCTGGCGTGCGCCAGATATTCTTCGGTTTATTCCTTGTTTATTTCATGGGTGACAAGATTAGAACAATTGGCGAGGGCTTCGGGGTGGCAACGGCCGCCGCCGAGGCCAAGGAGGAGCTCGTCGTTGCCGAGGAGGAGGCCAATACCGCCACCGCCGAGGCCGCCGAGGTCGAGGCGGCGGCCATGTCGGCCGAGGCCGAGGCCATTGCCGCTGCCGCCGACGCGAAGAAGAAGGTGGTAGCCTTGAAATCCAAACTCGATGATATGGAGTAAAAAAATGTATAAAAATAACCAATAAAACCTATATAGCATCCATCACAAACAGCATGGATGCTATATGGGCCAGCATGGACGAGTGTCTGAACGCTGTCCAACCTCTACCAGTAGTTGATGATAAGATTGATGAGTTTGAATGTATCAATTGTAAGCAGTCGGGTTACATCGTCAAGGATGTATGCACGAAATGTGGTTTTACCGATACCATCAATATCTGCCAAACGGCCGAGTGGACGGGTGGCGTTTCGGAGGATGGCGTTGCGTCGGACCCTTCCAGGGTGGGAATGGCCTCGGACCCATTGTATTCGGCTAAATGGGGGGCAGGTACTATTATGACCGTGTCAGCCCGTACCCGGCAGAAGTGGAGTCTGGCATCGAAGATTCATTTTCATAATTCAATGCACCACAGGGACCGTGCTCTCCACAAGGCCTATGATGATTTTGACATTGCGGGGCGCCAGAACCTCGCGTTACCCGATATCATTATGAGGGACGCAAAGGCACTGTACAAGAAGTTCTCCGAAGCATCTCTCACACGCGGCGCAGTTCGCACCGGCGTAAAAGCCAACTGTCTGTTCTGGTCCTGCAAACAACACAACTCACCCAGAACTACCCAGGAAATTGCGACCGCATTCAATATTTCTACGAAGGACGTGTCTCGTACCTTTGATAAGGCCCGTGAGGTTCTGGGACCCGTTCTGGAACCCAAGAAGAAAAGCACGATTACGAAACCGGTCGACATCGTCCCACGGATATTTACGATGATGGGGGTAAACATGGACCGCGCGGCGCAGGTACTCAAGATGAGGTGTATGCGGCAATGCGAGGAACTGTCCCATGTACCCCAACTAATGGGAAAGACGCCTACTGCAGTAGCGGTCGTAGTGGTGTACCACACGCTGCTAAACACTGAACTGGAGACATCCAGAGATTCAATTGCAAGTACAACTAACATTTCAATTGCGACATTGAAAAAAATCGAGAATCTAATTAAACAAGAGCGGTGATTTTATGTAAATGGTATCCGTGTTTGTATCCACTCCGTGTTATGGTGGCCAGGTTCTAGAGCAGTATGCGGCGAGTATGATTCATCTTGCACAGGAGTTTAGAAAGCATGGGATTGAGATGTCCTATGATACCACAGAGAATGAGAGCCTTGTACAGCGCGCGCGCAATGTGTCCCTTGGTAGATTTATGCAGAAGTCCAAATGTGACTATATGATGTTCATCGATGCCGATATCCATTTCGATCCCGCCTCTGTCACCCGTCTCATCAAGTCAGGGCACGATTTCTCGTGCGCATGTTACCCGAAGAAGGTCATCATGTGGGACAAGTGCCAGGAGGCCATCAAGGAGAATGACGACCGCCCCCCTGCTCTCATGGCCTCTTCTCTGGTTATGAACATGGCGGGGACGAGGGCCACCGTTACCGATGGTTTTGTTGAGGTCCTTGATGGCCCGACCGGGTTTATGCTGTTCAAGAGGTCCGTCATCGAGAAGATGCAGGAGAGATACCCTGAACTGAACTGCAAGAATGACCACCAGAACAGAGATTTTGAGGAGTATTGTGCTCTCTTTGACTGTATGATTGACCCCTCATCGAAGAGGTATCTGTCAGAGGATTATGCCTTCTGTCGCAGGTGGCAGCAGATTGGTGGCAAGATTTATGCAGACACCAATACAACTCTGGGACATGTAGGTAACCTGGGTTTCCAGACATGCCTTAAAGACAGGATGACTAAAACATATAACGATGCTGGGAGTGGTAGCGGTAACTAGGAATAAGTCATTATATGTCAAGACCCTTCATGTATTGATGGCTGTACAGAACTTGTGTACGCAACAGAATATCCCGTTTGATATTACATTCTGCGATGATGCAGATGCAGTCAAGATGGATATGCTCAAGAAGAAGATGAAATCGTGTGAGCGCCTGGTGTGGATGGAGTATGGCCTTTCACTGGACAGAGATTCGATTATGTCACTGCCTATCAGATATGACGGTTATGATGGTGTCATCTACCCCGCTGCGCTCCAGAACCAGGTTGACTGGGATAGATTCAAGTCAGAGTCTCTCAAGGGGACAACCGAGCCCGTTGAACAAATCGCGCTTACCTTCGATACCGATGTTTCGGGTAATATTATAGACAAGCAGTTTGGTTTCAATACTGTGACGAAAACTATGCCACAGCTATGGGCACTCGACACGAAACGCGTTGTCCGTAAGATGAAGGGTGACAAGAAGTACCGTACCGTCAACGAGTATTTTGCCGGGTGTCTGTCAAGTTCGGTCAAACTGGCTGCAGCCGTCCAGGCCAAGACATTCGTTCATTTCCCCCACGAGTGCCCCGGTAACATTCTCTGTGTAGCGGGTATGACCGTCAACCGCCATTAAAAAATAAAATATGTATAAAAATAATTAATATTAGTATAAAGATTTAACTACAAATATTAACTATGAATGCCACGACCGCCATTCCTCGAGATTCGAAGGAGTACAAGGCCATTGCGTGCTTTATCCACTATACATGGGGCAGCGTTGGTAAAGATGGCACAACACCTCCATTTTTTCCAGGGCCTCAACCCATCTCCATCGAGCGAAAACATATGAGACTACTGAAATCAAGGGATTATCTCATATGCGAAAAGACCGACGGCACTCGCTTTGCGCTCGTGTGTCTGAGTGTCAGGGGCAAGAAGATGTGTGTGATGGTCAACCGGGCAATGGAAATGTACTCGGTCAAGATTCACATGCCACCCTCCGCCTATCAGGGAACCATTCTTGACGGCGAGTATGTCGAGGGCAAGACGGGCAAGTTTTTCATGATGATTTATGACGGTGTCATGGTTTCTAACGTTCTCATCAAGGACATGGACCTCAGTGCCCGGCTTGCAAGCATCAGAAACCTGACTACCAAGATTATGAAGACCATGAAGGACCCATTTACAGTGAAACTCAAGACATTTTATGCCAAGGGGTCATTTCAGGACCTCGCCGATATGATTACGAGTGACCACTTTGGCTACAAGAATGACGGGCTTGTTTTCACCCCCGTCCAGGACCCTGTGCGCATGGGCACGCATGAGACTATGTTCAAGTGGAAGCCCAGACATATGAATACCATCGATTTCCTTGTCAAGAACAGGGACAACGGTGGGTGGGGGCTCTACATCCAGGAGCGCGGCGAACTCATTTTCGCAAGCGTACTGGACGCGGCATGTGTCCCCAAGGCGTTTGAGCACAAACTCCATAACGGAGCCATCGCGGAGTGTGAATATAAGCACGAAGATTGGCCGACGTGGTGGAACCCGGTGGGCATCCGGACGGACAAGACTCACCCAAACAACCGACGGACGATGAGCCGGACACTCGTAAATATTCAGGAAAATATCAAGATTGCAGAGTTTATATCACTTTTTTAAGAATACACTTCTATGTACAAAATGACCCGGTCCTCCTCCGACTCATTTTCTGCCCAATGGCTGTTCTTTGCGTCAAATACTATCTGCTTTCCATCGATTTCCTGTATAGACCCAGATGCTAGATGGAGGTTGCATCCAGTAGGGCACTTTAGACCTAGATGGTAGGTAAATAGGTACCCGTCGGTGACATTGTCAGTATGTTCTTTAAGTTTGACGCCACCTTTCATCAATGAAAACCCTGCGACTTTTATATTATATTTTTGAACATTTAGTAATAATTTAGATAGGACAGGACATAACGCACAATTACCCGGTACTGCTTGACCATCCCATATAATCGGCCAACTTATCCATGTATCTTCCACATGTTCCTGGCCACCCTTGAGCCACCCGTGCTTTCCATCCGCATACTTAGCTATAATTTCGTCGATGTACTGGGACCCGACCCATTCACCCTGTGGTCTTGGCTCACTGGTTATGAAAGTGGTTGGCAAATTATCAAGTTCTTTTCGAATAATTTCAGTATATTTACTCAAATGCAGTAAGTTCATGATACTTTCTTATACATGCAGAAATAAAAGTAATCAGTTAAACACGGGACCTGTTTAATGGCTGTATTGTCGTCCTTTAACCACCATTCCCCCTTATGTTTGGTGTATGCACAATAGTGACCCCCTCGAACTGTCCCCGTATGGACACAGCATGCATACAATACATACTTTGTGTCATTTATCATGATTTTTTCATGGAGCCTAGTCTTGTATTTTCTCAGATACATGGTAAAACAGAAGGTGAGTATAGATGGTGTATGTGAAATCTGCTGCGTCATAACTGACACATGGTGCATTCTCCCGATCTTGTCCGTGTACCCCTCTATAACTGTATCATGATTGTGATCTGCAATCAGAGTAACGATGTCAGATTTGCTCTTAGGGGTTAGCATGACAGCGTTGAAATTTTCATGGGACGTCGATGTCCCACCGTTATAAACAATTTCTTTACAAAATTGTCCAAAGAACAAATCCTTTATGAACGATGATTTCTTTGTTTTCCATTCATTGTTATCAATTTCCACCAGATCCTTCGGGTGACGAGTTGACTTGTGAAATATATCTAATATTTTCAATAAACATTCCTGTGCATCATGTTCCTCACCATTGTCGAACTCTGTATATTTTTCCCTAAATAATCTCATTATTTCCCGTGTATCGACACATTCGTCGTTCTTATTTAGCCAGAATGCACGTATTAATTTATTATATTCAGTTGTAAACTCACACACACCATTAAAGTTATTAGTTATAAAATAGTTAGATAGTGCGGGTGTCTGTAGCAAACACTGCAGACAAGCATTGAAATAACAGGTATTTCCGATATTTGTTAGACCTTTCATTGCTCTATTAAAAGTAAAAAACTTTAAAAAACTAGAAAAAATGCACGCTGTACACGATGCGGTTGAACCCGCTTTTACGAAGAACCATCTCAAGAAGCATGTGGAGATTGAGTTCCGTCTGGGTAAGTTCCACGATAACCACTTCAACCCTGACGTGGGTAAGGTTACCTACGACAGGATGGTGCGGTCCCTGAGGAAGTACAAGGACTGGGAGGAGACCGTTGAGTCCAGTTATGAAATCTTCTACGGCCCGAAGAACCTCCGTACAACCATCGACGAGGAGAATGACAAAAGGGAGAGTGTAACCAAGACCCGTATTGATAACATCAATTGTGTTACCAAGGACCTTCCTTTTGACATTCGCATGAGTGTCTCCACCGAGAAGCCATATGAGGAGACCGGTGAAGAGGAGTATTCTGATAGTGTGTGTAAGAAGCGAGTTTCGTTTGTGCGCAAGGGACTGAGCATTGATATGACCGAGGTTCAGGGCGACAACGGGGATATGGATTCCGAGCAGGAGAGTACCTACCACGTCGAATTCGAAATCATCAAACCATGCAAGGTCGCCGACAAGAATACACTGTACAACCACATCCACAAGATCAAGAACCTACTTGAGTGCCTACGCACGTAAGCACGACAGGTATGGGTTAATTATTCTATTCTGCTCAGCCATCTGCTTCATATGCTTATTATGGAAAGTAAAATCATACTGGGTAAACATCTCTCTTATATGCTGGTCCAGGTTGCCGGCTTCTATCTGCCTGTCTATGCCACGACAAGCAGCATCCTTTTCATATTCCAGAAATCTATCTTCCATCATGGCAAACTTCTTTAAGTTCTCTTTGGATATACCATCTACCTGCATCTTTAAGAACATTTTACGAGAGGCTGGGGATATCTCAAAATTAGAAGTCTGGAAATTATCAACATACACCTGCTTCTCAGAACGGGGTATCAATAACAATAATATTATAATCGCAATCGCTATGATCCACATAGTCTCTTAAACGATACAATCATTTTTATATAAATGGAGAACACACCCGGCTTGAAGGAGTTTGACTGTAAGAAGGAGGAGCATGTCATGTGGCTATCGACTATGACCGACGTCATCAATAAGCTTATGGACCCTGGCAAGGGTGGCAAGGCTGCCAGTGCAGAGTTGGGCAAGCTTCTGGCCAAGAACCCCCTTGGCGTCACCATCCCACCCCAGGCATTCATCAACGTCCATGCCGGACTGTCAATCAAGTATGCCGGTAATGTCCTTTCTGGCGATGCATGGCTCCCGACATTCAATACCAACTAAGTTTTTCAGAATCATCAATTATATTGGGATGGTGCTGGTTGTAGGGATGTACAATAATTAAGTTACCACGGACGGGCTTTCCCTTGTACATGATGTCTTTATTTTCAATAAATCTGGCTCGCTGGTTACATATGTACATTTCGTCAGATAAAGGACACGAGACCATAGGGTAATTCAGGAATTTCAAAAGGGATACATCAACCCTCACATGCGAAATGCGATCTACAATTATACTGTACCTCGAAAATAACTGGAAATAATACAGGTGAGTGTTGAGTATCATACTATTCTCCATTAAAAAAACGCAGCGTCCATCTATTATGGACGCCGATATCATCGGTTTCGCTGGCACCGCAATACTCGCGGTCACATTGCTACCACAGGTATACAAATCTTTCAAAAACAAACAAGTGGGCGATTTGTCACTTGTATCCATTATACTTCAGATCTCTGCAAATGTATTGTTTGCGGTATATGGATACATGATCCACAGTTTACCAGTCATCATTAGTAACTGCATGGTTCTCGCGTGTTCACTCACACTGGCGTACGCAAAATGCTGTTTCAAGGGGGAATATACGGAGGTGGGGGCATTGCCGGCGGTGTAAAATCAATTATACAAAAATCATCCGACATTGTCATCATGGGAATTAATGTAGCTAATGACATTGTTAGAAATATACACGTAATTAGTCTCTTCAGTATTAGTACGCGCCGGTTACTGGTATGTATAATTAAAGGAGTTGTCTCCTGTGTGGCAGGAGGTGGGGGTGTGGGTATGAACATTATCGGTATGACAACATCCCCCCTACATAAAGGACACGTCTTGTCACAAGCAACCAAACACCCAAGGTGCATCATGTTATTGCAGCATTCAGTAATAACTCTTGTTGAAACATTACTGAGAGGTTCGAAGCATATGGGACATTCATCAACCATCTTATATCTATAAATCTTTATTAAATCCCTTGGTTTCCTTGCCACTGGCATCACGTGTCACCGGGAAGGCACTGAGACCCTCACACTTTCCCTTGTCCTTGTCACAGTCGATGTATGTATGGGACCCCTTACCATACTTATCGTCCAGGTGCTTGCGCTGTTTGGTTGTGTACCCACACCACTCTGTACCCAGAACGGTGAACTTGGGCGGGCTACCAGATTTGCCATTGGCCGTACTGGACTTGTAGTATCTTATAGCATAAAGGGCTATAACGGAGGCAATAATTACGATGATGATTTTATGCATTGTGGTATATTATACCAAAATATTTTTATATATCTAATACAAATGGGTTTGCCGGTTGTAAACTACACGAGGATTCAGCGAATACAGGCAGCAGAAACACCACCGCTTACCGGATGGGAAATGACCAAGTCCACAAAGATATGCGTAGCCGTCATGTTCGCAGGGTGTCTATGCTTATACAAACGATGGAGAGATAAGACCGACAGGACGTTACGAAAAAATCTTGACATATAATATATACTGATGTTTGCTACGATATTTATCATATTCATGACAGTAAGTCTATTGCTTATCATGTATTCTTTGCGGCCTTACTACGTAATTACTATGACCACCATCCCGTCGAGGATATTCAAAATTGAAAAAATTCTCAATTCGTTGCAGAAGCAATTGTTTCCGCCGAATTATATCATCCTCAATATACCCGAAAAATATAACAGATTTGATGATACCATAGAGGAAATGCCATCCTTTATAACCACAAACCCCAAGATTATCGTAAACAGGGTAAAGACGGACTATGGACCAGCAACAAAAATGCTCGGCATTCTGGAGGATGATAACCTACCCATAGATAAAGACACCATTGTACTGGTTGCAGACGATGATGTTGTTCATCGCCCACTGTGGGCATATAAGTTACTCTTTAACATAGTGACGAACCCTCGTTCAGTAAGTTCCATATTCAATGCCAATCACCATAGCAACCCAATCGTATTTGGTAACGGTGGGTGGGGTTTCTATATGGACATCCTGAACACCGACGACATAATGGAACACTTCGAACGCTTCAAAGATGACTGTATTTTCGTCGATGATGATTTTTTTACGAATTATTTTAATAATAAGAAGATTCCCATACTACGCGCAGGAACACCCGTTCTGTACGGGGAGGATATTAAGGTCCTCAAGGTGGATAACGCCCTCCACAAAATCAAGGGAGAAAACTCAAGGGCAAAGTCCAGAAAAAGTTGCAACACTAGTATGAAATCTTAACTGGCTCCAGAAGTCCATCAACCACCTTATATCTGATACACTCCTCAGGGGTCAAATACACATCCTTCTTCATAAGACGCTTCATCGTCTTCTCAGGAATCTCGCAGTGCTCCTCATATAGGTTCTTAATCATAGTCATAAACTTCTCACAGTTCTTCATCTCCTCCCTCATATCCTCAAACTTACCCCAGAAACCATTGGTAGCAAGGGAATGGATGAGCACATGGGCATGGGGCTTCATAAGCTTCTTATTACCACCCAGAAGCATGAAGGTCGCGGCCGAGGCACAGCACCCGTCAGCAATGGTCGTAACCTTCACGCGCATCTGGGACAGTTGGTCGTGAGCACTAAAACCTGCAAACATGTCGCCACCGTCGGACTTGATGTACAACTTAATCTCTGGCTCATACCCGGGCATCTCGATCATCTTGTAGAGCATCTCGCGCTCGAGCTCGCGCAGCAGCTTGAACAGGTAACACACCGTAGCGTCGGTCACCTCACTGTAGAAGAAAATCTCATTTCCAGAAATCTTGATGTCGTCATACTCGTCGGCGTCAAAGCTTGACTTTTCTTCCGTGGATTGCTTCTTCTCTCCGTCGTTCGCCATCCTTCAATGCCTTCTTTAGTGTTACAAAGTGCCTACCTTTTAACTTACTTTTGAAGACCATGTGATTCATCAGATCAAGGTCGCGTGATTGAATATTAAATTTGGTTAGGAACTCCATGGCATCACCGTGGCTCTTGGCCGCTATCATATCTCGCATAAATGTCATGAAATAGACATCATACACACCCGGGGGTAGACGGGCCTTCAAACTGTCAGCGCATTTGCGTCGCATACAGAAATTGTAATATTTCGTCCATGCACTACCCGGCTTCAGTTCATTCTGGTTAATGGTATTACCGTTGATTTTTGAAGGGATGACACAGGAATCAAGGGTAAAATATGGTAGAAAATCCCAGTTACCCTCATATATCTTAGTATCTATGGTTTCTGCATACGATATACTGTCCGACAAGACCGCACAATCCTCAATATTTTCACAATTATAATTGGTAAATATAACATCCATCATATGACCATGCTCCTCTATACCAGACCCTATGAAACGTCCATAACCCCTTCCACCCCTACACATTAGGTCAACTATACTTGTCCGTGTGGAATATACATCATCCTGTCTGTCGGTGGTCATCCCAAATTTTGCAAAACATTCTACACTTACGATAAAATTTCTAACATTATTATTAGATTTTTTCAATAGTTCCATACATTTCTGCTCAGGAATATATTTTTTACCATATTTTATCAACTTATTAGGTGGTGGTACGGGCATATCAATAATATTTACTATTTCGGGTTTATCAAAAAATTTAAGAAATTTAGTTTCGGTCTGGCCAATCAGTAGTGTATGCGTGCAGTGACCAGGATTTTGAATATATTCAATAAAAGTTTTCATACCCAAACAATCAGTTGAGATATCATCTATACATAATATTCTAAAAACATTCTCGTTTTTTCCAAAAAAGTCTTCAACTTCTCGTTTACTTTTCAACAACTCTTCGGTGATATTAAAACTCTTAAAATTTATCAATAATTTATCAATAATTGTTGTCTTACCACAGCCCGATGGACCTTTCAGAAAAGTAATTTTTTTGGTACGAAGTGACAATGTTAGTTTGTCCTCAAATTTTTTAGCATGGAACCACATCGGCTTTTCTGCCACAACTTTTTCTTTTTTTACTATAACGAAATCTTCCATGATTGATGAAATTACAGAACAAGCTATGGATATAATTTTCTCAAATAAAAAAATGAAAGACAAAGTCTATCCTATTGTATACTGTGTCGTTGGCTTTAATGTCATTCTTTTATTACTAATCGTGTATATAGCCGTTAGGGTTTTCAAATTAAACCATCAATTATCTCATTGACATCATCGATGACATGACTGATATCTGCATGATATATCGTAGTTATTTCAGCACATATATTGCTGTACTCTTCTGATGAAATTTTGGATGAAATTTCATCAATTAGTTTCTGGAGCTCCAGGCAGTGCTCACGAATGCTAATCATTTGTTTATTGTAATAAGTCGAGATAATGTATTCGCCGTCTTCTTTCCAAGTTCGCGCTTCTTCGTGTTTTTACCCGCATACATCACACCCAGAAGGGCAAGATTGTCGGACTTGGACACACGATCAAGGAACAAGTTCTGCGTCTTGCCATTGGTATTGGCCAGAGAATACGCAGGGGCACTGGTACTGCGAATCTTCGCCAGGACAGTCTTGATGTGGTCGATATTACTCGTAGAATTGTCACGGTTAATGAAAATATTCTTGCGAGAAACAACACTATCGACACTGACCTTGTTGCTACTACCCGCCTTCTTCTTGACCTTGACAGCATTAAGGTATTCACCAAGCGTTCTGATTGTCGATGTAATGTAGATACCCTCGCTCAATCTCGCCGCAATGTAACACGCCGCCGCATACTCCTGCAGTATATACCCCTTGGGCGGGGTGACCTTCTTGTATGGAATAACCGACAACTGACCCGCGGCGGCCAAGTTGGCATACAGGTTATTTAAACCTGCCCCGTGTTTTTTAAATATGGGCAGAATACTTCCGGGGCCCTTGACTACCACCTTAAGTAGGGGTGTGTATTTACCCTTGTTAATAGAACGACTGCGAGACAAAGAAAACAATAGCTGCGCAATCTCCAATTCCGCGTTTCTACGCTGCACAGTGGGTAGGAATGACATGTACAAATCAATGACATCCTCGTTACCCGCCATATCTATTAAATCAATCGTCTTGCCGCTGCCGTTCTGGGCTGTGTATCTCATGACAGTCTGGACACGAGAAGAATCCGGGTTAAAGGGCGTCCATGCATGGGACATGCCGAATGGTGCAACCTCCTGTTTATTATCACCCGACGACTGAACGAACCCCTTGGTACCATTGTCACCCGGCATAAACGCACCACCGAAATAGGTTGTACTGGTAAGCTTGAAATTACCGTTCAAGTATGCCTTTATCATATCCGCAAAATGGGTCTTGCCTGAACCAGACGAACCCATCAGGAGTATGGCAGAACTCTTCTTATAGTTGGGGTCGAATAGCGGCGACATACCCCCAACGTTCTTGTAATTGTTCTGCGTGAAACTAGCACCAGGGACAATATACCCATCAAATCCCTTGTTCCTGGCATGTTTGTTGGAATCCAGATTCACATTGACGTTCTTCGCACCAGGATTTATTATACCCACAACTATGGGAATACCCATATAGTCCTTCTTGACTGCAGTAGCAGCATCTCGCTTCTTCTGGATATTGTTCAGGGTGGTCGCGTTGTTAATACTATAATTTGTATTCACACCGGAGACACCCAGATTCTTCAGATCCGCCTTGATGACGTTAAGCTGTCCAATCGCAAGGTTTCTTGCAGCCTTGGCTCTGGCTGCATTGGCAGCAGCCTTGTTGTTAGCAGCCTTGGCGTTATTGGCGGCAGCCTTGTTGGCAGCAGCCTTGGCGTTATTGGCAGCCTTCTTTGCCAGTCCAATTTTGGTCGCCTCGGCCGTGGCAGCCTCGCGTGCAGCCTGTTCCGAATTTTCCCTTTCGCGTCTCATGGCATTATTGGCGTTGCGCTTAGCCATAGCATTATTCACTGCCTTATTCTGGGCAAGGCCAGAGCCCACCTTGTTCTTGGCCTTCTGCCAGCCACTGGTTACCCTGGCAACTCGCTTGGCCTCCTCCACGGCCGCAGCCGTGTTAGACTTTGCATTCTCCTTGGCCTTGTTGACCGCCTCCTTCACTGCAGCGTTGGCCTTGTTGCTGGATTCCGCAAGTTTGCTATTGAGAACGTTTATCTTAGTCTTCGCCGTGATCAGGGCCTTGCCCTTCAACTCCGCATTTGTGAGCGCGCGGTTCAGTGCTTTACGCTCATTATTCAGTTGTTCTGCACGCTCCATAGCATTTTTAAACTTCTGTTTCAATACACTGGTTGATGCTGCCTTTGCCGCCAATCTCCACAATATCGGTGCCGGTGTGCCCGGAGCAGTACCCCGGTTGTTTACTGCTCCGCCGAGTTTAAAGACACCTTGACGTTGTTGGCACTGATGGCCTTGGCAGCGTTGGCCTCGGCCTTGGCATTGGCATTGGCAGCGTTGGCAGCGGCGGCCTCGTTGATGGCAGCGCGCATGGTTGTCTCGGCGGCAGCGCTGGCGGCAGCGGTACTGGCAGCGTTGGCAGCAGCAGCATTCCTGACAGCCGCGTTGGCATTCTTGGCATTCTTGTTGGCAGCAGCAGCAGCAGCAGCATTCTTGGCAGCCTTGTTGGCATTGGCCTTGGCAGCGTTGGCAGCCGCGTTGGCATTCTTGGCAGCCTGGTTGGCAGCAGCCTGGTTGGCAGTAGCCTTGTTGGCAGCATTCTTGGCAGCAGCAGCGTTGGCCTTGGCCCTGGCGTTGTTATTTTTCTGGTTGGCGCCGGCGGCTTCTAACTTACTCTTCAGGTTGGCTGCCAGGGCTGCGGCATTATTGGCATTCTTGGCAGCATTGGCATTGGCATTCTTGGCAGCAGCAGCAGCAGCATTGGCATTGGCATTCTTGGCGGCAGCAGCAGCAGCATTCCTGGCAGCATTGGCATTGGCATTCTTGGCAGCATTGGCGGCAGCATTGGCATTGGCATTGTTGTTGCCAAGATTGCCAAGATTGCCAGAATTGCTGCTATTGCTGAACAACGAGCCGCTGCTATTGTTGGCGCTGGCGGCTTCCTCCATCGGCTTGGCGTTGGCCTCGGCGTTCTTGTTAATCGCAGTAACAACATTGGCCGCCGCCTTCTCCACGATGCGCACCTTCAGTTTATTTACCATAGGCCCCAGTGTGTTATATAAGTTCTCCGCGGCTTCTAACTCACCACCGATAAGTAGAACACGAACCTTAGCTATGACTGTGTTGATATCCTTCAGCGCAACGGTGTAGTCATCCCTCAATTTGTTCCATGCCATGATTGGACGATTGCCTTCGCGGCTCGCAAGTTTGGAGTTAGTAATCATGCCAGTGATATTCTTTTTCTGGTTGTTAGAGAGATTTAACGATTTGTTATTAAGGTCTTCCATCAACCCACGCCTAAGTCCGGCCACTGCGTCGTTGATCTCCGTGTGATATCCCTTTATCATGTTTTCGGCATTTGTTACACCAATCTGTCTTGACTTAATCTGCTCCTCGGTGGCATTTATCTTGGCCAGTAGGTTCTTACCGTATTTTCCATAAAAATTAGACGGCTTACCATTACTGGCAGGGCGCAGTGTAGTACCGCCCGAAGTCTTTGGCGGCAACTGTCGCTGTGGGGCGGCGCGACCAGTGGCCTTCTTGGCGGCGTTCTTTAATTTCTCCAACTTACGCAGCATATTTACAATTACTCAATATATTAATTATTTATGCTCTGTGTTTGTTAAGAAATTCACGAACTTTGGCCTGGGTTGTGTTATTGCCTGTAGGAAACCTGTTGATATTTGTATTATTGAATGTGACACCCTGCGGTCTATCGTTGTTCACATTGGCCATTACGTTCTCTGCGGGGCGGTTAAAGAACGCGTCCTTTGTGAGTGGTTGGAGTCCGGCATTTGTGCGCTGAACATTCGCGAGTTTAATTCTCCTCCCAAGGTCATTCACATTCTTCTGCATTCTCGTCAAATTATCCTCTGATATCTCGCTTACCTCACCCGCAGGAGGGCGGCGCGGGGGTAATGTGCGTGGCTTCGGTGCCGGTATCGGTGTCGGTGTTGGCGTCGGTGTCGGTATGCGCAGCTTCGGTTCGTTGTTACTGCCATTCACCTTGGCAGGCTTCGGGCGGTTATTGTTCTTCATTCCACCTGCAGGCCCCAGGCGGACGTTGTTCCCGTTGGTCTTGTTGTTCTTGTTGTTCTTCATTCCGTTTGCAGGCCCCGGGCGGACGTTGTTCCCGTTGGTCTTGTTGGTATTGTTGTTCCCGTTGGTCTTGTTGGTATTGTTGTTCCCGTTGGTCTTGTTGTTCCCGTTGGTCTTGTTGGTATTGTTGTTCCCGTTGGTCTTGTTGTTATTAGTGTTGTATGTATTGACTACAGCGTTCACCTGGTTATTTGTGAGCCCATTGTTCTTCAGGTAATTGATCTGATTATTGGAATTGTTAAATTTCTGAACTTGGTTTCTCGTAAACCCCATGTTGGTCAACTGCTGGTTGACGGGTTTGGTCGACTTTGACTGATTATTTATGTTGGCATTCACATTAATATTTATAAAATTGTTCTGACCCGCCGGGCGGATAAGTGTTTTCTCCTTGGGTGTTTTGAGTTTTTTGACAAAAATGGGTTCCTTGATTTTCTTTTCCATCAAGATTGTGCATATTGTACTCATCAATACGGTCTTGGTGCTGTTAGTAGTGGTGGTGACACCCAATGCCTCCGCGGCTCTACTGAGTTCAATCTTCGTTGGTTCTTTCAGAAACACCCTGCTGTATGCACGCATTGACAGACCCGCGGGCATTCTGGGTACCATGTATATGGCGCCCCTGTACTGGTGAACGCGCATGGGTGGCACGGGGAGATTCCTGCTCCTGCAGTTATTGACAACTTGTCTAAGTTCTCCCTGTGTCTTTGCCCTGATGTACATATAGGGGATTGAGAATAACCTAGCAACTTCCTTTTTGGTATAGACCTTAGCCATCTTAATAATATATAAGAAAAAATGTCACCGTGGAAAGCTTTATTGTTTGATATAGAAAACAGTGAACATGGAGGAGTAAGTTTTTCCTGTGTCGAGATTGGGATTAATAATAATAAAATATATATGACTGGTAAACCTGATACATATTTTATTACAGAATCACTGCGTTGTGCCGAGGCCCGGGATCCACAAATTAGGAAAAAATATTGTCATGATAAATTTTTTCGGGAATTATCGTGTACTGATAATCCGCACCTTGTCAAGTGGGATCAATTTATGATAAAATTCATTGATGCTGCAGAGATGTGTGATTACAATGTTATTTCCCATAGTATCACAAATGATATGGAAACCATTAAAACAACTAATGACCTATATGGGTCAGACAAGGATATATTTCAAAATAATCCTGTATATTATCCACATAATTTTGGAAATAATGATGAATGGAATAAAGTGAAATTTATTTGTAGCCAGATGATCATCAAAAATAGATGTCATAAATTTCTGGATAAATTTATAGAATATTGTGTTCGCAGGATGACCATTACCGGTGATGCGGGATCCACGGTACCATTATCATTAGAAAAATTAACTCAGTTTGTCCGACGGAAGGATAGTTATCTACAGAAACATACATCATATACCGATGTCATGGATCTATATGAAGTATTGAAAATAATATTTAATATGGATGGACTGGGTGCATACCCCCATAGTAATTATTACGCTATGGAATCGCGGTGTTTGGTAGGTACCCACTAACAAATAATTCCATTTTTGTTTTATCATTCATATTGAAGTCGAGTGTGTCTTTACCCAATGTGTTTATGGATACTTGTGGTATATCATATTGAATTCTATTTGTCAATAATAGTTTATAAATTTTAGAAATATATGATTTTAAATCTGTCACTTTCTGGTTTTTATTACCATCTACTTTTATGGACATTGCATATATATCGGATGGTTTTTTGTCTATAAAGGGTAATCCTGGAATATCTTCCTGTACTGCCCCATCGATGTATATTCTTTCATCTATTATGCACGAATTAAAGACCAATGGTATGGCCATTGATGCTTTCACTGCCTTGACAATAGACATGTTGGGGTGGGTATCGACTGAAAAATAGTCGGTTCGTGTGTTATCGACACAGAATGCGGCTATATGTATTTTGATGGGGTTGTGATTATATAGTTCCTGGAAAGTTGGTTCCCTCCTGGAACAATAATTTTCACAAAATTTCATAACTTTTTCAAAAAATTCCAATGTATCAATTAATCCATATTTATCAAATAATTCTAATAAATTAATCTTATCATCAAATCCGCGAATGGTCATACAATTATCGAATATATCCTGTATATTTCCCTTCGACACTGTATACAATAGTGCCATAAGAGCACCTGCGGATGCCCCTGATATTTCTTTAAGGTCATCAAACTTACCGTTATCCTGTAGCATTTTCATCCTACCCATGAAACTAAACATACCCATCCCTCCAGAACCTATGATTACATATTTCATCTAATAGTATTGTGGAAAAGTCTTTCTGGCTAACGCAAACACGATCGCAAACACTAGTGTGTGGGTGAGGATGGCTGTTGCGTTGGTCTGCCCCGACAGGAAGAGCCCCTTGGACATCTGGGGGATTGTGAGAAGCATACCTGGGCTGAGCAATATAAAGAGAATGGTTGGGACAATGATGTCGGCTGTTGTCAGCACGAGACCGAACACCTTTGATGCCATGACTCTGTATGCGAGCATAAAGATGAGTGCACGGATCAATACGCTCGCGCGCGATGTTGTGGGCCATGGGCTGAGTAGCACGAAGAGAGAGAATGGGATGGATACTTTGGGTCCGGAGATGTCGATCATTTATAGGTGTGTATTTTTTAATGGCCAACTGCGCTACTGTACATCCTGCCACTCGACATTTGGTAACAGAAATGTGCAAAGTCGGGGAACGTGGCATCTTCGAGCATGTATGCGCCCGCGCCTGACATGTGAAGGTAATCCTTCAGCTTGCTCCACATATTATACAGGTCGTCTGAGTAATAGCCCTGCCAGTGGTCGGGCTGAAGTACATCGGTCTGACCGTTGTTCATCTCGTCATCCTGTACTGAGTCGGGATGATGGGATTCATTGTAGATATTATCCTTAACATATTCGTTAACCATGGTTGTTCTTACTTACTTAGTCTTCGGTTTGATTGTTTAAGCCACTTACGTTCAGTACGTGGCGTTCTGTGATTTCGCGACCCTCCAGGATTGCCTCCATGCACGCTGCTGCGCGCTGAGCGTCACCCTCAAAGAAACTAAGAAGACCGTTATGGATGGTATCCTTAGTCAGACCCTTCTTGGTGGATTTCGTTGAGAGCGACACCTTGCCCTTCCTGAGGTTGCATGTATCAATCTTCTGGATCCGCATATACTCCTTGATATACAAGTTGAGTTCCTTCTCACGTGTATTAAGTACCTTGAGGTCCTTGCGGGCTGAACCCAAGTTAGACTTGAGCTCCACCCACTCCTTCATAGCAACCTTAAACTCATCTGCAAGTTCTTCAGCCATAATTACATTATATAGCATTTAAGTCTTTAAGCGAGACCGGCACCAATCTCGAAAGGTGCACGCATCTGGTCGGGGGCAATTGTGGATACGTTGAAGATCGACACCTCCTGACGGGGGTTCGGGGGCTCGGAGCGCACCTGCTGGTTGGCGTTGCGGAGGGCACCACCGACTGTCTCGGGGAAACCGACCTGGCTGCGGGGGTCAAGGTAGTTCTGGCCGGCGAGGATCTGGTCGGGGGCGAACTCGCCGAAGCTCTCCTGTGTGGCAACCTCCTTGGGCAGAAGGGCACTGGCCAGGCCTGTACCACCGTTCTTAAGGGCACATGCACCGATCTCCACGGGCGCCGCGGCGCTGAGGGGGGCCGCCTGCTCAGCCTTCTTGTCAGCCGCGCCTGAGATGGCAGCGCCTGTGTAAAAACTTTTCTTACCCGACATACAGTTAAAGAGTACAAGGGCGACAATCGCCATGAGGGCGAACATGATAACATTTCTGGTCTTAAGATTCTTCGCCATGTTTGGTTATATTAAAGTTATATAATTTTTTTATTCAGTATCCTGGAAAAGGTAGTCGGCATAGGGACACTTATCCGGTGGCTTGAGATCCTGGGCCTGGATGAGTCGCCAGACTGGACCGAAATTCTTCTTCACAAACCAAAGTCCGTAAAGTTCCAGAACCACCTTGGCACTGGCACCGACCTGAAGATCCGCATACTCCTTCGGCTCCCTGTCGAGACCGTAGTACTGTACGAGGGGCGAACCATCATCGGCCGTGCGGGGGATTACGGTCACATTACCGTCGTCGGCTGTGTGCTGGTAGGCATTGGCCAGAACCTTGTCGGAGATATCACGACCAAACCAGTCCTGGCGGTGCTCCTTGGCATACTCCATAACGGCATCATCGTAGGGAGTGAAGGCGTCGCCTGAGCACTGGATGGTCACCTCGCCAGTTGTGACGTTGCTGACCTCCACCTTATTCTGCTGAGAAAAAACGGGCTTGCCTGAACCATTTGTAATTCTCACAAAATACTCACCATCGTCATTCTTGCTGATGTCCGAGAAATTGAGCTCCATGTATATATCTAACGGGTCTTATCTTTATACCCGATTAACGGGATTGATGCGACCTTCTGTAAAATATCCTTATCAATCCAACTGTCCCTGTCTGCCCTGAACCCATACAGTTGCGGTTTGAGCATGACAATACTGGGTATATTAGTTGTCGCCCTATGGGTTGCCATATTTCGAATGTAAAACTTGCTACTGTTATGGACCCACTGCATGGCCTGAGGGTCAAACTTATATTGTGAATTTTTCACCGGTGTGTAGTTCTTAACAACCATGCCACGGGGGCCCTTGAGGGGGAAGGACAACTTGAGTATCTTGCTTCTGGGAAGAGCCACGGTGTGCGATGAGTACTTGGAGGGGTTGATTTTCTTGATATATTCAACCATCCTGGGTGTGATTTTCTTCGTCTGTACAAGTTTGGGAAGTTTCTTATCTGAGAGACGAGAAAATTCAGCAGTATTCTTTATATCTTCACCGTTAGGTGCGAGTAAAGCATACTTACTGAACTTGTCCAGACGTTTGCGGTCCTTCTGGTACTTCTTGGCACGAAGCTTAAGGGCAACCATAATGTACATATCGTCCAGTAAATAGTGACCACCCGCAACCGGTAATGTTCTGTTGCGAATTGTTTTACCAGTCAGTGTATTACAGTAATCCAGGCCACGACGGGCACCGAACAGTATACCCGCACCAAGCTCGCCCTTGCGCATATATGCGATATCGATTATACCCGGCAGGGAATTACCTTTGTATGTAAAATCAAGTGCCATGAGTTCAACATCAATCAATACGTCACCGGGGCCTGGCTTGGCCTTGTTGCTCTGCCTAAGCTTGGGCATGAGGTTATACCTGCGCTTAAATCGGTATCCCGCAAAGTCCAGATTCAGACATCTACCGATACTGGACTTCTGCAGCTTCATCAGGCGGACCTTTACTGCAGGGCTGTTGGAGAGGTGCAATGCTGCGCGGCCAATCATATTCCACATATATAATTTAGCATACTGCAAATATCCGAAATATTTCTTTGATGTCGCGGGTACACCGATGAATGATGGCACAAACTTGAAATCCAGGTCGGCGGTAACTGTACGCTGGGGTTTAATCATATATGTGTTCACCGCCTCACCCCCGGCAAGAATGAGATATCCGAATGGCTTCAAATCAGTTGACATCTTCGAGCATTCGGTCAGAAGTACATCCTTTATCGCTGAATTTACCAATGCCAGTATACCATTATTCACATCGACCACACACGGCTTGGGCAGTCTCGCGGCACGGGCGCGGAACTTGCCAACCTTACCCTCAGCACAATACCGTTCAAGGACGGTATCATTCTGGAATACATGTTTCAATAAAAATTTATCAATAACCTTTTGCTCGTAATATTCCGAGTCCATTATAATATTATCATATTTTAAATGGAGTGTAAGAACCTTCCACCATGCTACAATAACGATAAAAATTGTATGTGTTTTACAGACTCAGATTCAACCAACCCAGAGGGGGACCAATTCTGTGGATATATAGGCGCAGATGGGGAGACTGTATATCCCTGTGCAGCGAACTGCTGCAACGGGGGGCTTGGTTGCCCCGGTCAATGCAGGGGCGTTGACGCGAAGAGACCCGATTTTATACGCAATGTGGTCACGAAGGGTATAGAGTATATTACAATCGCGTCCGAAGATGAACGTCTGGATTTTTTCGAGAAGGTGATTAAACTACTTATTGCCCTGATTGTCATTTCATCCCTGTCTCTTTTTATAGGGGCTTAAAGGTGTCGGTCATGTAATAAGTAGAAATGACGACTATTGATCAGGTGTATACCGAGCTCACTGACCTCCGCAAGGAGTTGAAGACTGTAATGAAGTTTATCCGCAAGATTAACACCCGTGTTCAGGACCCCGATGGCGAGAAGGCCAAGGCGCGTTCGGCCAACAACGGTTTCAACCGCCCCCTTCGGGTTGGTGACGACCTCCGCGACTTCCTGAGCCTTGCCCCTGGCGAGATGATTTCTCGGTCGGAGGTCACTCGCCGCGTGAACGAGTATGTTACCGTCCACAACCTTAAGCAGGAGGACAATAAGCGCAACATCATCCTGGACGACAAGCTGCGCTCTCTCCTTAACCCCCCCGTCGACGTTCAGTTGACGTTCATGAACATTCAGCGCTACCTTAGCCCCCATTACCTCAAGGGTGATGGTGTGGCAGATGATGCTGATGCTGCCCCCGTGGCCGACTCGGCCGACCTGAACGGTGACGGTCGTGTGACCCGTAGTGAGGCAGCAGAGCATGATGCCGCCCATGAGGCCGCGAATGCTGCGGCAGAGGCGATCTCCGAGGCCGAGGACGCCGCCGTGGCCGAGAAGGCCGCCCTCGCCGCCCTTGCCGCCACCCCCGCGCCGGCCGCCACCCCCAAGAAGAAGCCCACGGTCACCAAGAAGAAGCCCACGGTTCGCAAGCCCAC